AACAAAAAATAGGGAGGGTTGTGTGTGGGGAGGCCAAAAAGGGGATGTGTGGGGGCTCTACCTGCATTTGAGAGGTAAATAAAACAACAGGTAAACTAGTGCATATACAATGATTAACCCCTAGAAAGGCAAACACCTAATGCCCACCGTAACCGTAACCCTACCCGCAGTAGCACCCCGCGAAACATTCAACGCAACCTACGAAGCAGAAACCAGCAAGGCACAGCGACGACACTACAGGCTACCAGCTGAAACACGACAAGAACGACTAGAAGAACTGAAGGCTAGGGCTGAAGAACAGCTGAAGTGCATGATTTCCACCTTCACAAACTCAGACATTCCAAACCTAGACGTAAACTACCTAACCGTAAACTTTGAAACCCCCTTCGGTATCGGAACCGCAAAGCAAGACGTATCCCCCTTCTTCATTCCCGGAATTGACGACGTAACCCCCGCACAGTCCGCCGAACACTACGAAGCAACTATCCAAGAATGGGAAGAAGCCACCAGCGGCATGTGGATTCATTGGAACCACGGAACCCTCATCCTAACCAAGGACAAGCCCGAGCGTGGCAAGAAGTTCGTAACCCCCGCAAACGAGCTACCGAAATTCATCGAAACACGCATCAAAGAAACCATTGAAACATCCGTAAAATACGGCATACTCTCATACCGCAACATCGACAACAACCCCAGCCTATAAGGAACAACACCAATGCCACGACTACGCAACCCCTACGGGTACACAATCGTAGAAAACGCCTACAAACAGAACCGTTCCAGCTGGAAGCCTGAAGACCCAGAATGGGAACTACCAAACGGAATACGAAAACGCAACACCAAACAGCGCGGCGAGTTTTACACCGCAAACCACAAAACAATCCTTAAAGCCGCCGCAAAAGAAGCCGCCCGCGTCACAGGCCTACACGAAGAAGACGTAATCAACGCGGTTGCCGCCTACAGGAACGTGGCAATAGCACTACTCGGACTAGGTGTAGACGTAGACCTACTAGGAATGATTAAAGTCAAATCCCTAGTAGACCCCAACAAAGCCTCCAGCGAAGAACTAGACACCTCCCGTAAGCGCATCAGTACCGAAGTGGAACCCTGGCTATCCGGCTACATGAGGCTATCCGAAGAACGAGTAGACCTCATGTTCGCCCCCTGGAACTGGTACGAACTACTATTCGAGCACGGCTCCCATATCCGTAAGACCCCCGGCAAAGTATACAAGCAGAAAGACCAAGAACTCGAAGGCGGCTACCGCAAAGAAGGCTACCGCACCTACGAGGAAGCCCTAGCAGACCTCAAAGCAGGTACGCCGGTACCACTACCAAAACTAGCCAAACAAAAACAAGAAGAACGGAAAGAACGACTTGGATACTAGCCCGCCTTGCTATAAGCACTAGAACCCCAGGAATACCTAACAAGGCAAAGCATAATGACCAAAACTAGTGCACTACTCACAGATGCCCCCTACGCCCCTACCCAAAAGCAGGTAGGGGCTAGGGGTGTAGTCCGCTTCATTGCCTCAATACTTCTTGCACTCCTCTTGGCATCCACACTACTACCAGGGGGAACCATCCATGCTTACGCCGCAGACGACGGCGACAAGAAGACCATTGAGAAGCTGGAAGAATCGAAGAAAAGCCTGGGGGTTACCGAAAGCGGCAACGAAGGCTTCGCAAAAACTGTCGCGAAAGCAAACCAGGAAAAAGGTAAAGCTACCTTCTCCTCAGTTATTACACGAGTCCTCACCCCCGGCTACATTTATCAGCACCCCAAGTCAAGCACTGACGGTTACTACAAGGGCAACAAGTCATGGTCATGTGATGTGAACGACCCCAATAAAGGCTTGCTCACATATCACAACTGTGACGTACCCAACTTCACGGCAGACCTGGGGCAAAACCTATACGGAACCCTAACCCCCACAGGTATACAACGTGGCGGGGCGGAATCCGCAAAGATTGAACTGGCCTGGCTAGGTATGCCCACCGGCGTAAACAAAGTACCCGCCGCCGCAAGCGCACGCGCCGACAAATATACGGCAATGGAACTATTCGGATACAACCTGCGACTAACATACTATGCAGGCGAGTTCGACCACATCCAAGTGCTAACCGAAGCACGCCTCATGAGCAATTTCGGTGCATCACAAACCCTAGCACTAGGCGTAAGCTCCATCTTCAACGGCGCAACAACCGGTGCAACAACCACAGTAAACACCTATGTTGAAGAGGTCAAAAAGGGTAACTGGCTTGCAGGTATCGGTACCGCGTTCTCAGCTGGTGCTGAAGCGGCTGGTGCGGGCGCAATCAACACCATCCTCGACACGTCAGATGCAAACGTTATGGCAACCCGAGGATACAACCGAGTAGACATTGATAAGACACTCTACAATGCCCGCGCACTAACAAACAGTGAAACCGAACAGGCTATCATCAACACCGCCGCAAGTATGCTTGCAGGCAACCAGCCAGAATCAGCTAAGCTACCAGACGACCTGAAGAAGCTCCAAACCCCACCCGCACAACCTGCAACAGGTGGAACCACATGTATTGTCACCAACCCCGACGGTACACTCAACACCATTTCCAAGCTTGAAAATGAAGAGGCATGTAAAGAAGCCGCTAAGACCGCAAACATGGAAAACCCACAATACAAGTGGGACGGCGAAAACAAGCCAAGCGAAAGCATCAAGGATTGGCGCGAACACAACAAAGAATGGTTCGATGCCGCCAACAAGTACCAGCTCAACTGCCCCGTAGACGAAGACGAAGCAAAACGCGAAGACACCCTATCCAAGTTCTACGCTTGCGTACCCACCGCCTACGAGTCAGCCGCTAAGAAATGGGCACAAGAGAAAGAATCGGAAGCCGGTAAAGAACTAGCCAAAAAGCTTGAAGACGTACCATTCATCCGGGACTTCCTCAAGAAGAACACGACCGCAAACTTCAACAACCCTGTAAACCACTACATCTGCCTCAACCCTGACGGCACCGACAAGCTAGACCAGAACGGCAAGCCTGAAAAGCTCTTCACCGAGAGCGGTTCATACAACCCGAACTGTACCGCAACCCGCTCACCAATCAAGGGCGGCGTATATGGCACAGGTGACGGAATCATGACCGACACCCGCCGAGCACTATACGACCCCAACCTAGCTAACGTAGTGTTCAACAATCAGAGCGCGTTCACCGACTTCGCCAATGCAGGAATCGCGACAGCGGCTTTCATTACACGAATCGCCAACGCCGCCCTAAACATTGGCATGTCACCCATCTTGCAGACCTTCGGTGTAGACAACCTCATTGCAGAGTTCATTGAGCTCTTCACCAAGAGTGGCCTATACCCGTTCGCGCTCATCTTCGGCATTGCAGGCCTAACCTACCTGCTGGCAAAGAACATCTTCGGTGCCCGCAAGGGACACCTCCGCGAAATGATTAGGTACGCCCTTAGTGTGATAGCAATCGTTATCGTCGCATCCGTTACACTCGTCAAACCGCACGAAACAATCCACGCAGTAGACAAGTTCGTAACAGTACTAGACGACCGAATCGCTGACACCCTAATCACCGGCGCAATCGGAGACGAAATCTGTAGCACCAAAGGCGCAACAGAAACCTTCAAATACGCAACCGCTAAAGAAGGAAGCGAACCAGCAACCCGAACACTCATGTGTGAGGTATGGCGAATGAACCTACTCACCCCCTGGGCATACGCACAATGGGGCGTGAACATCAACGACCTATACGCTGTAGACGCTAAACGCCCAGCCAGTGCAAACACCTTTATCAACACCAACAGTAGCCAGGTAGGTCGCGCACCCGTCCAAATGGGACGCGGCGTAACCGTAAACAACTGGGGACTGTACCAGCTTCAACTACAATCAAGTGGCACAACCACGGAAGATAACCCCAACCAAACAGCCGGAGTTACCAACCCTGGAATGTACCGAATCGTAGACCTGCAAGCCGGTCAAGATAACGGCGCAGGCACCGACCCCCGATACCTAAACCACTGGGCAGGCAAAGAAACAGGTTCACGTGCACTAACCGGCGCACTAGCACCTATCGCCGCCGGTGCAACAGGTATCACCGTCGGATACTACGCAATCATGAAAGCTGTAGTCCGAGTAGTGCTACTCCTATCACTAGTGATACTTCCGCTAGTGATGCTCCTAGCCCTACTAGGTAAAGTAACGAAGCAAGGAACCAGGAAGTATATAGGAACCATCATCGGCCTCTATATACAATCCGCACTCCTAACCTTCATGCTCTGCCTGCAAGCACTTCTACTAATCCTGCTTAGTAGCGGCGCAACCTCATACGTACTCATCTTCGTAGTGCAAGTAGTCACATCAGTGCTTCTACTTCTACTAACCCGACGAATCATGAAGTACATCATGCGAGGAAACGGTATTGCCGGAACAGTCAATATGACTGACACCAAGAACATTCTGAGCAAGACCCGAGCAGGTAGGAACTTCCTATCCGCAAGCAAACGAGCACCCGGCGACCTCAAGCACAGCCTGGCACGAGGATACGCAGAAAACGGAATCGTTGGAGCCACCAAAGAAACAGCTAAGACCTTCAACCCAATTAAGCCTATTGACCAATACAACAGGCGAGGCGTTGCACGAACCGTCGCAACAGCACGGAAGACAGGACTGGAAACAGCCCGCCGCGCCGTCGAGAAGAAGGAAAGCTACCAGACGGTATCCAAGCTTGCAGACGAGATGCTACGCACCGAAGCCGCCCAATACGGACGCGCTACAGACGACTCCTCAGTATCCAAACTTGAAACAGCAAAGGATATTAGGCGCGCAAACAAGGCAGTCAAGGCATACGATAAAGCCGTCAAGAAGGAACGTAAAGACGCAGAAAAGGTTGTACAGGACGTGTACGACCAGCGTAAGAACGACCTTGAAGCACGCGGCTTGGCTTGGGAAGAGCCCACAACTGAAGAGCGTGAATCGGCAGTCCTCGAAGAACTGGACAAGCGTAAACGCGCCAGTGAAGCAACCCGAGCAATCAGCCAAGATACTGTTGAAAAGCAGACATCTCAGCGACGTGCCGCAAAGGAAGACCGCCTCGATATTCAAACCGACGACAGGTTCACCGCACCCGAGAAGGCTGTTCACAAGATAGTCCGAAACGAAGGACGAATCAAGAACACCCTCAAAGCAAGCTACGCGGGACTACTCGACCGAACCGGCGAAAAGTTCGAGAACCACGCATCAAGCGTGAAGCGAATCGAAACGCCAAAGGTTGAAGAAGTCGAAATACCTGTAGAGGTAGAATACGCCCTACTCATGTCCGACAAGGAACTTATACAGCTCAGCGTTGAAGAACTGAACCAGATTAAAGACTGGCTCGAATCTCAACCTGAAACACCAGAGTATAAGAAGCTCCTTGAAGGCATCAACGAAGCGCTCCGCTATAAAGATGTGAAGTAACGAAAGGTCACACCTTGAAGCGAGCAACAGCCACACTGACAAGTCAAGAAACATCAGTAAGCCCCCTTAGTGTCAAACCCAATAAGTTTGGTGCTAGGGGGGTGTGGCGTGCCCTAGTAGCCTTCTTTGCGGCTACCCTCATGGTGCTATCCCTGACACCCGGTGTAATACAGCAAAACACCCCACCCCAGGCACACGCCCTAGACGTAACCAAGTGGCTCATGTGCGGATACGGTAAAGACAGCATCCCCGCTAAGCTCTACCAGTACTCACAAAGTAGCGACCTGCAATTCGAGGCATACAGTAAATCAGCTTCAACTGTTGGCCAGTCAAGCCCTGACACAGGCGCTAACGGCTTGCTTAAAATCGTGGGTGTAGACCTTGACAAGAACAACCAACAGCTCGTCATGGGCGGCACCGACGTGTCCTCTAGTGAAGGATACAATAAAGGCGCAAAGCTTAACTTCTTCGACCGCTTCGGACTCGGTGGGTACCAATTCACGGCATATACCGGTGAATGGAACCACCTCGTTATTGATGCCTGCGGCGACAAGCCACAGCCTCAAGACCCTAAAGCAAACCACTACTACGACACTCGACTCGACCCCACCGCAACATGGGATAAAATCAGCTCTAGCCAAGACCCGCGCGTAAAAATCTTCGCAAACGGTCAAGGTGCACGCTACGCATCATCAGTAGGCACCTTCGTAGGCAACATTGCGCTAGGTGCTACCACTTGGGTAGTAGGACTATTCCTAACCCTACTCATCCTGAGCTTCAAAGACGTAGGTAAGCTTATCGGTCTAACCGACATCCTAGTAGGAACCAACCCTGATAAAGCGGGCGGTATCCTTGGAGAACTGTACCAAGGTCTATTCTTCGCACTATTCTTGGTAGTCTTTCTTGGTGGACTCATCTACACCTTCTACAAGCTTGCAGAACGCAAAGGCAAGATTATCAGTAGGGACTGGAAAGCTATTATCATCCCCACAGTTGCCGCGCTCGTAGCAGTAACCACCATCAACTTTGCGGGCACACTTCTGCCCATCCCGAACCGTGTCGCATCATTCGTGCAAAGCATCACCATCAAAGCAACCACACAACAGCTGGGTAGCTTCGGTGAATGGTGCTCAACAGAGGTAGGGGAAAAGAAGAGCACCTATAATGCTGAGTCTCAAGACGGAGGTAAAAAAGACAAAGACCTAGCCGAAGACATAAACCAAATCGTTAGCGAGAACTACGGAAACATTGTAGCCTCAGAGCTATCCTGTACCTTCACAAAGCTATTCATCTTCGACCCCTGGGCACAGGGACAATTCGGTACAAGCCCAAACAATCTATGGGCAGAAGGTAAGGACATTCCAAGCTGGGCTAAAGACGGAAAAACCGCCGGTAACAGCAACAGCAAATGGGTAGGCGACGCATCCGTACCTATGGGTGGAAACACAACCCTCAACAACTGGGCGTTGTACCAACTCAGCACCCAAACCACAGAGCACCTACCAACCGGCAGTGAAACCGACCTGAAAGCACGAACCGCACAAGGTGTAGCAACTGACTGGTGGCGTGTTGTGGACGCAATGAGTAACTACAACGAAAAGAATGTAGACCTCAAAATTCCGCAAGCAAGCGAACTACCATCTAACGTATCCAACGGTAAATGGGCGCGACCAGCCGAAGCAGTAATGACCTCACCATACGGTAACCGACCTGAAATCGGTGACGTACACAAGGGTATTGACTTCGGTGCACAATGCGGCGCACCTATCTATGCCGCAGGTGACGGTAAAGTAGTATTCGCACAGAAAGCTACCGATGGCGCTAACGGCGTTATCATCCAGCATGACGGCGTAAGCACTATGTATTGGCACATGCAGGACGGCAGTTTGAAGGTTAAGGTTGGCGACACTGTAACTGCTGGTCAGCAAATCGGCTCCAGCGGCGACACAGGCTTCGCGTTCGGTTGTCACCTACACTTCGAGGTACGCCCCGGAACCGACTGGGGCAACCCCAACAACGTGACCGACCCACAACCCTGGTTCAAAGAACGCAACATCGACGTAACCAAGGAAGGTGACGGCCTTACCCCGCAAGCCGCCGTAGCAAGCGACAGTTCAGGGCGTAAGTCAATCGAAATCACCCGTGGTGAACAGGACTTTGAATCCAAGCCCCTAGCGGCATGGAACACCTGGACGGGCGCATCTAGTGGTTCACGACTAGCCGCCGGACTATCCGCACTAGTCGTATCCATCATCGCCCTAGCAGTACCCCTAGTACTAGCTATCCTGACGGCAATCACCACAATATCGCTACAGCTACTCATCCTAGTTGTACCGTTTGCGGCACTCGCCGTAATGACCGGTAGCGATATCGGTATTGGTTTCGCTAAGCGATACGGTGTAATGGCAACTAAGCTATTCCTGGCAAGGGTAGCACTCGGCTTGCTTCTTACCCTGTCAGTAGTCTTCACCCTATGGGCATACAGCATCATGGAAAAGGTAGGCTGGTGGCAAGGCGTACTAGTCCTAGCGCTCCTATCCGCCGCACTATGGGCTTTCAAGAACAGGGTACTTGCTCTAGCGGAAACCTACGCCGGAGGACTTATCCGAATCCCCAACCGCATCCTTGGCAATGTTGGAACATTTGGTAAGCGCATGACCGGAATCGGTACAGCATCTATGGTATCTGGCCTATCAGCAAAACAGGCAGGTGGCTCATTCTTCAAGGGTGCACACAACGCCGGTTCTGACAAGATGCGAGACGCACTGAACAGTACACGTGCTGGACGAACCGCCCTACGTGTTGCAGTGCGACCCGTCAAGACCATCCCTGATATTCTCAAGAAGCCAGAGGGTCACACAGCTAAGATTGACGAACCTATCAAGATTCGTTGCGCATCATGCGGTAAGGTGTACAAGCACGGAGAAATCCGCATGTACACCAATGAGCAGAACGGCCTCATGTACTGCGACACCTGTAAGAAGCACGGACTAGTACCTAACGCGGACATCTTGAAGGCAGTCAAGACAAAGGCAGACGCAAGGCGCGGCAAGAAACGACTCAAGCCAGCACGCGACACCTACGTAAACATGGCACTCAAGAAGCCAGAGCTACAAAAGGAAGCCGTGAAAGATGAAGCGTCAGCCTACGCCGCATACAATACCCTAATGGTTGCAGTCGCAGACACCCTATCAAGGCAAGACCGAACCGTTAAAGACCACATGCAACCCGCCGTGGTCAGCTACGAGCTACCAGAACAGCTCAAAAAGTACTTTAACGTGGAAGCCTACAACATGGTTCGCGACGCAGACGACATGGAAAAAATGCGCAGGCACTGGGGACAAGCAATCCACCGATTCATCCTCGAAGAGTTCGGCTACACAATCAACCGAACCCCCGAAGAAACAATCAACGACATGCGCCGCAACAGCGACGGATACAGTGCATGGTGGGATTTAGACCCGAACGCCAAACGTGAGAAAGAAGAAGACAAGAAGCAGGACGAGAAAGAAGACCAAGAAGAAGCTGAAAAGCCGAAGAAGCGCCGCCTATGGCGCAGGAAAAATAAAGAAGAAAACGCCTAGTACCCAAACAACTACCAAACGTGTATGATAGTAATGTACATGTACAAACCCAATACTCAAGGAGAAACCCTAGTATGGCTACAGCAGAGCTAACCGTGACCGGCTACGCATCAGGCGACCCGGAAATCACCAGCACCAAGAGCGGCATCCCCAAGGCGACCATCGTTGTCCCCTATACCCCGCAGAAGTGGAACGCAGAAACTAAGCGGTGGGAAGACACCGGAGCTACCGTATGGTACCGTGCCGTGTTCTGGCGAGAAAACGCAAACGCTATCGCAAACCTCGGAATCCACAAGGGGTCATCGGTCACCCTCGTTGGCACCCCGTCCGTTGAGGCGTACATCGACAAGGAAGGCAACCCTGCCGCGAGTGTCCAGCTGAACAACGCGAAGGTATTTGTAGACCACACCCCCCGCCGTTCGTCTGGCAACAAGGGTAACAACAATGGTGGTGGTCAGCAGTATCAGCAGAACGCCCCTCAGCAGGGCTACCAGCAGGGTGCACCTCAGCAGGGCTGGGGCCAGCAAGGTTACCAGCAGAACGCCCCCCAGCAAGGTTGGGGACAGCAGGGCGCACCCCAGCAGGCGGCATGGGGTAACGACAACACCCCGCCGTTCTAAAATAGAATACTAAAATAAGCTAACCCCCGGTCATATACAGCCGGGGGTTAGCTATGTTCACCGTATGGGAATATATACAGTACCGGCTATTTTCCTTGCTCTATACTTGCTACTAACGCCTACAGTATCTTTCATACTGAAGCGGATAGACAAGTCACGAGAGGTAAAACACCTTGAACAGAGCAAGTCACTACCAGCCGCCAAACGCAAACCTTATGAACCTATACGTGGAAAGTGGAAGAAACACCTTAAATTTACAAAGCAAGACAAAAGGCACGTAGCCTTCAAGCTACCAACAATCCCGCCCTGGCTGAAAAACCTACTAGCAAACGGGGAAGAAAAACCAGAGGCAGAGGAAGAGGTACAGGAAGAAACAAACGGAACATTTGAGCTACCCCGCGTATCACGCCGTGGGGTTATCTTCGTTATATGGCTAACCGGTGCCGCCCTCGCCTTCGTAGCGCCACTACTCAAAAACTACCTACTAGAACTAGTGGCACTAGGCGTATGGGCTCTATACATGGCAGTGGCTCTACTGTCCGCACGGTGGATGCTGAAAGAGCGAGCAAAGGTAGACCGTAAACTTATAGTCACCTGTAGCAACTACCTCAAGATACCCAAAGAAGAAGCCCCCGGCTCATACGTCGTAGACGAATGGGACTCAGAAACAGGTATCGAACCAGTACACATCACCTTCACCCTATCCGAAGACCACCCACACACCGGCAACCTACACGAAACAGCCCTCGACTACATGAACGCCGTCCTCACAAACGTGCGAACATATGTTGAAGACAACACTGGCGAAGGGCGCGGCTTCGACCTAGTAAATCATGTATTTAAGGTTCGCGCTAAACCGCCCATGCCGACCATTGCAACATTCAACCCGCACTACATCTTCGCTGAAGGCGTGGAACCCGGCGCATTTGCTATCGGTCTAGGCAACGAAGGTGGTATGGAAGTCCCTGTTGAAGAAGGGTCAGACAAGACCGTTGTCGTTATCTATGTGAACGTGTCAGGTGAAGCTGAAAGCTACGCTAAAGAACACGGTAAAGTAATGGTTGCACCCCCAACCCCGATGGTTCTCATTATGGGGCCGACCGGTTCAGGTAAAGCCCAGGACATTACCGAACCCATCCGCCGCCGCCGCTTCTACACCCGCTACAACGGCGAAGAATACGCCGTGAAAGGAATCCCCTATGACGAAAACCACCCGAAAGATTTTGAATCCCTCCGGGTATAGGGGTGAACCTCGCCCAAAAGTCAAACCAGGAACCACATTCCAAACCAAAGGGCGAACACTAAAAATTGCCCCCAATAAAGTAGAAGCACCCAAGAAGAGGGGGTGCCACATTCCAGGGCACCCCCTCGACCTAGACCTACGAATCAACACCGGCTACCGTGCGCCAACCATGTTTGGTATCGACCTTATGGCATCGACCCACACGGTAACCAGCCGCTTCACACCAAGCCTAGACCAACACGCTGGCATATTCTGGAACGGCTCAGAAGAAGAACTCCATGAAATCGTAGAGAACATCGTAAGCAACCCTATAACCCGCAACCACGCGGCAACATGGGAAGCGCCTGCCCGAATCATCGACCTAACCCCCAACGGCGACTTCACGGAGCACAACTTTGCAGAAAAGGTCATCACCAAATCCTACTATTCACACCAGCCAGGCGAAGAACTAGAAGTCATCGACTACCTATATGACGTTCTTACCGAAATCAAACGCAGGTGCGAATCAGCTAAAGTAACCTCACCACCCAGCAAACACTACGACCTCATCATCTTATGGGTAACAGCAGAACAAGCCGAACACCTAGCAGAGCAACGAACAGAAAAACTGAACACCCTACTAGAAGAAGGTGGAACCTACCATATCCCCCTAATCTTCTTCGTAATGGGCGACCCATTAGAAGCAGACACCTTCACAAAAATGCTCACCAAAGCACTATTCCTCGGTGAACGCAACAAAGAATACATCTACGAAACGCTCAATGAATACAGCCTAGAAACCACCAGCAAACCCATCAAAGTCTACGAAACCCTAGCGCACCGATACCCACTAGGATACGAGCCCATATGGAAAGAACGCCAAGGCAAATTTACACTAGCCACCCTATACACGCTCAAGAGCCACGGCATGTCACTCAAAGGCGTACAGAAAGCCGAAGCTCAAGCCCACAACAAAACCGTATGGAACGACTTCCTATCATCCCTACCAAGCGTCGAACAGTAACCTCCAAAGGAACACTAAACATGACAAACCAAGAAACAGGAACCATAGAAACCGAAGACACTACACCAGTCATCGACTTCAACGACCTACCCCACGACGGAACACAAGAAATCTACAGTGTCACCGAAGTAGTCACAATTGGCGACCTCACCGAATACGACTGGGTATTTGACGAGAACATGCTACCCCAACCCATCAAGCAAATCTACGATACGCACATCCCCACCGAACAGTACAAGTTCAAAATTAACAAGACGGAGGCCAACGGGAAAGAGGTTGTAAGCTCTTACGGCGGAACGCACCTCATCAAGTTCGCCACCGAAGCAGACCGAAACCTATTCCACACCCGCGTCCAATTCGTCCGAAAGACACTCAAAAAGCTCAGCAAGAAATCCATCAAAGAACTAGAACGCATTGCCGCCGACAAAGAATGGAAATACCAGCCATGCACCGGGCAAAGCCTCTTCATGGAAATCTCACCCCACACATGGCCAACACTCTACTGGGACGGTGAAACAGACCACGAAGATGCCTCAAACCTGCGCGACGTAATCAACCGCGTACTCGAAGCAATCGGCCCCATCACCGAAGACACCAAAAACTACATCGATTACATGGAAAGGTTCTACCCCGATAGTAACGAAGCAGGCGAAGACCTCCTAGAGAACAAGAAAACCGCTGTAGAACTCGGATACGACCCACACATCGCGGCACAGCAACTACTAATCATGCTCAAGCCCTGCAAATACGCCAAGAAATACTTGGACATGAAACTACCCCCCTGGTGGTGGAACAACCCATCTAAATACAAGTACGCCGGAATTGAGATAGGTCACGTCAAAACAGTAGGTGAAATCGCGGAAGCAGTAGCACGAGGCTACATGACCTTTGAAGAGCTAGAGCTCCCAGGTGTAACTCTTGAGAAGAGTAGCGAACTAACTCCTACAACTGATATTCTAGATAAGCAAGAAAAAGAAGAGCCACAAGAATAAGTCGTGGACAAGCAGAAAGGTCACAGATTGACGGCTACAGAATCCAAGCGCCAACACATCGAACTTCAACAGTGGGCAGTTGGAGTAGCCCTCGCAGACCCCGAAGAGCAAATCCCCGCCTTCCTCGCAAAAGTACACCCTAAAGCTATCACGGAGCCCACCCTAACCCCCGTGGTTAAAGGCATCAAAGCTATCATGGACGACACAAACCGTCCACCCACAGGGCAAGACGTTGCACTATGGCTTCAAGCCTACGACACCCCCGGTCTAGTCACAGCCGGGGGTGTGCAAGGTATCGCCAACCTTGTAGAAGCAGGCGAAGAAGCTATCTTCAACCTCAATAATATTGGCACCCTATATGATGCGCTAAATGCCGCCGCCTATCACGCCGAACTAGAAGCTCTAACAAGCGCCTTCTACAACCAGGTACGCCAAACACCCCCTAGCGAACTAGACAAGTTCGCAAACAAGGCGCTAAACGACCTTAAAAGCCTCAAAGCATCATTCGCTACAGACGTAAGCGAATATGTGCACAGTGCATCTGAAATCATTGACGAAATCGACCAAGAACTAGAAGACGCACGCAACGGTAAAGGCACAGTAGGTATCCCACTAAACAACTTCCCGCGCCTCAGCGACTACATAGGTGGTCTACGCCCCGGCAACCTAACCATCATTGCCGCACGCCCCGGCAAGGGTAAGACCACTTTCTGTTGCAATATCATTGCGCCACTCAGCGAAGCAGGACTCAGCACACTCTTCTTCTCAGTCGAGATGAAGAAGACCGAAGTCATGAAGAACATTATTGCCTGCCGATACGGTCTACCCTCACGTGACTTCAACAGTGAATACGGTCTACCTCCTGAGAAGCAAGCCGCTTACGACCAGTTCAAAGAAAGCATTAGGCATTGGAAGCTTAACGTTGCAGAAAAGGGCGGTATCGACATTGAAGAAGTACGACAGCTTGCCCGCCGCCAAGCAGAATCAGAAGAAGGTCTAGATGTTATCATCGTAGACTACATTCAGATTGTTAAGACCGACGACCCCAAGGCGCACACAGGTGACCAGGAAAAACTCGCATACGTCACATACGAGCTGAAATACCTGGCACTAGAACTGGACGTGCCTATCGTCGCAACATGTCAGCTGAACCGCGCTAACACCAACGAGAAAGACCTACCTCCTACACCGTCAAGTATCCGTGGTTCAGATGCCATTCTACAGGCGGCAAGTCACGTTATCGCACTACACCGTGACGACGACGAAGACCCACATGTGACTCAAGCAATTATCCTAAAGAACCGTAACGGCCCATCCAATATCACTATCCATATTGATACGGCACTAAACATCTGCTTCTTCGCTGAAGACATGAACGAAACCATTACTCAGTTCAAGGGTGGTGGCGCTAGTACCCAAGAGCCGCCGCAATCCAGCTACCAGCTACGACCCGGAAGTTTCTAAGTAAATGCTAATACCAGGAATCGACTACGTACCACTAGCAGGGCTAGACACCCCAGGGCTTTATGACCCCAACATCAAGACTAAAGAGTTCATGTCCGTCTACGTGAATCACGTAAAGCCACACAGTACCTACCGTAACTACTTCAATCGGTACGACCACGGGCGCATCTACCGAACAGTTAAGACACTATTCAAAGAGTACGTCCTGAATCGAAAGTTGCTGACACCAGCAGATTTTTCAGTTATCCTAGAAGAAGTGTATAAATCAGAAATGATACTAACTCCCGGCACCTTCGCCGCCCACTACAAAGGGCACAAGTCAAAAGATGAGAGGATACAACCCTAATGGGTGAAAAGAACCCCGGTACAAGCAAGCGACTACAGGCACTAGCCAGCACCCTCGAAGCAGTAGCCGCAAAAACAGAGCCCACAACAGCAGGTAAGCCAGCGGGAATCATTAGGCACAACACTATTGACCCCGCGAAACTGCAAGCGACCATCAATGAGATGCGCGCTAAAGGTGCCGCACAAATCAGCTTGAACGAAGCGGAGCTCATCAAGGAAACCACCCGCACCTTCGAGGAAAAAATCATCCCCAAGCTTTACCGGGGTAAAGTATCCCTACCAGACCTGGCACGTAACTCATCACGCAACATTGCGGAAATGGCTAACAATATCAAGTCTATCTTGGATACAGACCCGAACGAGCCGCAACCCCTATTCATCCACTCACCAGACATTATGGTAGACGCTAACCTACACGCCTGGGGTGCAGTCATGTGCTACGTGGCGCGCGGAATCCTCAACGACAAGAAGTTCCTGAAAGTTAATGAAAGTGAACTCCTCGCCAAGAACCGCGCAGGGTACATCGAAACACAAAAGAATGTGGCACTAGCTGAACAAGAGGCTAAAGTAGTCCTATTCAGCGCTTCCGACGTGGACACATACACCCAAACCGAAGCCACAACCCTAGCAACACTATTCAAAGGGTGGGCTGAGGAACAAGTGGCAATCATCATCGTTTCACCCCGCCCGTTCAACCTATGGCTAAAACGTCTACCCCGAGACGTGCAACCAATCCTCAACACCCTATACATGGGACACGTAGTTGAACCAGCAACACCCCAAACAGGTACAATGGAACAGAGCGGACTGAATCACTCAGTCCTCAACATCCTCCAATAACCCAAATGACAGGAACAACACGACAATGACATCCGAACAGACTATCCGAATCACAGCGACCATCGAATCGTTCGACACCGCCCTGAAATGGGTGCTCGACGCTAAGCCCGACACCATTACCGTAACCATCGACCCGGACACCAACACCGCATCTCTAAGGCACACAAGCAAGATGGGTTCGCCCGTGCCCGGATACCACGAACACCCCATCACACCTGAAACCATCACAGGCGACAGGAAAGTATCAGCACACCTCGCAGACCCGAACCAGCTACGCCAGGCACTCAAGCTGGCATCATTCACCGCCGAAATGTGCACCTTGTCAATCACCCTAAACGGCAACGAGGTACGCGAAGCAGTAGTGACCGCCGGTGTACACAACACCTTCAGGCTAAGCACCTCAACACTAGCCCGCAACCCCCGCCCTGTAACCGCCAATGTTGGCTCCCTACCTACCTATGGTCTAGCCCAGGGAATTAAGGTAGCCCGCTCCGTCAATAACGGCGACGACCAGAACAGCCTCTATGTCATCTTTAAGCTTAATGATGAGAATGAGCTTGAGGTCATGGCATCCACTAGCGCTGGTAGGGTTGCTGTGCTAATGTACAAGACCCCGTTCACCCCGCCGCTAGTTCTCGACGCACACGAGGCAAGCAAGATGGAAATCATCAAGGCAGGCGTGAGTATCCTACCGGAAACCAAGAACTTCAAGGGTGAAACCGTGGAAGTTCTAGTATCTGAACAGTATCTCGGGTTCCGTGACAGTGAAACCGGCGCAATTGCACTATATGAGAACCGCAACGTACCCCAGCAGTTCATCCAGTCATTCCGCACCTTCATCCTGGACAAGCGAGGATACGAGTTTGAACAGAACGCAGAGGTAGATGTGGCTAACCTGAAGTTGGCACTACAGGCTATGCACTCCGCTGACAAGGAAGCAACAGAAACCTCTATCATCTTTGACCAAAGCTCAAATATGCAGGTCAAGCTGGGTGAATGGGTGGTAGACCTACCCGTGAATGATGAAGGAATCACAACCCCCTTCACCGCAAAAGTCCAGTACGTGCCGCTAAGCCTGTTCGCAACAGCGCACATTGCACCCAAGTGTACCGTATCTTTCCTACCCGAAGGTAAAGAAGGCGGCGAGCGTCTACTGATGACACACAGTAGCTCCAACGAAGCATCAACTCTATTCGTGGTTACAAGTTGCTCCACAGTAACTACTAACTAGGAAAAGATAGCCCCATAAGAAGCATGAACAGCCAATACATCTACATGTTGCCAACAATGCTCCTTATGGGGCTTTTCCTTGTCGCAAACGCAACAGGCGCACCCGACTGGGTTAAACCCCGCCGAAAAGCGCACTGGGTATGGTTGCGGATACATGCCATTGCCCTAATTCCAGCTATCGCCGTAGCAACAGCCCTAGCGCACCACCCCTGGTACGAAGACAACATTGTTGCCCGAACCGGTGCCGCCTTCCTCGCATACACGTTCATATGGGCAACCCAAACCGATATTTCCTACCGAAAAGCAAGCGGAACACACCTCATGCAAGGGTGGGTAGTATACCTCATCGTAGCCGCTATCACGCAAGACATAATGACTGTCACACTGTCCATAAGTGCACTAGTGCTAGGCGGAATCATTCGTCACTGGTGGGCATCAGACGCAACCCTGACAGTTGTAGCACTAAGCTACGTTGCCCCTATCGCGGTATCGCACCCCATCGTTGGGCTAGTAAACTTCGTTGCCCTAGCACTAATTCTCATCGCCTACACCGTAGCTAAAATCTACAAAAAACAGCATAAGCACCTGAAAATCCCGCTTGCACCCATACTACTCACACCCTTCACCCTAGTGCCGCTACTAGCGCTATTGCCCGTCGCTATAGCATAGAATAAGACCCACAGATAAATAAGATAGGAAAACATGAGTACCGAAGTCGAGATTGTAGACCCAGGAACAAGCACCCCCGCCCCGGTGAAGATTGAAGCCGAAGAAGAAACTTTGACGGTAGAAGACGCTAATAAAATCACGGAAGCTATTAGCCACACTACCGGTGCCCTTTGGTCACTTCTATACACGGCACACAGCCGGAAAGCGCACCTTGCCCTCGGGTATAAGACCTGGAACGAGTATATTGACGAAAAATTCGGTATTTCCCGCTCAGCCGCACACGCCCTAGTAACCCAAGGTGCCGTAATCGAAACCCTAACATCTGTGGCACCCGAAGGCACTAAGCTACACTTCACCCAAGCACAGGCACGCGCCGTTAAGAAGTCACTAGATGCTGTGGCTTCAATCGCCGCTGAACGCACCGTAGGTAAGACCCCTGAAGAAGCCCAAGAAATCATTAACGAAATCGTGACAGAGCGCGAAGAGCAAGATAAAGCCGATAGGGAAGCACTCAAGGCTAAGCGTGAAGCAGAACGACAGAAAAAGCTCGAAGCCGAACGTGAAATGTATGAAGCGGTAGCAACCCAAATCATCAACCAAGCCGCACAAGAAGCAGGGTACAGCCTAACAGGTGAAGATGCAGGTCAAGCAGGGGAGTACAGCCTAACAGTGGACACGGAAGAATCAGACATCTCAACCGCCGAAGTTGCCGATAACCCTGAGCCTAAAGAGCCGCAATCAGAGACTAACCGTAAGGCAATCGCACTGCGCGGACTATACACCGCCATTGGGCATGTTAGCGCAATCCCAGAACCTCAAGAAGCGCTCAGCATCATTCCGCAAGAGCGAATCAGTAAGACCCACAGTGAACTTTCCGAGATGGAACAGAAAATCCATGACATTATCGTTGCGCTAGAAGACAAATACGGTAAGAGTATCCTTACTCGAACCATGACCAGCTAATTACGAAAGGCACCAAAGACCTATGCCCCGTGCAAAACTTGCAGGCGGAATCAGTGGAAAAGCTTCACGCCTAGCCCGACTAGGTAACACCCTCGCACAGAATGCTGAAAGTGACGAAGTAACCACCGAAACACCTATCACCACCCCCGAGACGACACTCTACCAAGAGCCAGAAATCCATGAAGACACCCTAGCTCAAGAAGAGAACAGTATTACTACTGAGCAGGAAATCCTGGAACCTGTAGAGGCTATCACGGACACAGAAGACAACGGAGAAACCCTGTACGATACTGAAACGGAAGAAGTAGAAGAGGTACAGGAAGAGTACACCGAAGAAGAAACAGGCGAAGACGAAGCGGAAGATGAAGACTACGGCAATGTAGAAGACGAACCGGAAGAGCAAGAAGTTACACCCACCTACGGGTACTACCAAGAAGACACAGAAGAAGAAACTGGTAGTGACTACATGCCAAATGCCGAGGAACCCGCCGTTGAGGTTGAAGACCAGGACGAGACGAACACCATTGACGAACAGGCAACCGAGACAGTAGAACCTGCCAAGGAAACCCCCAAGGTGAACGTCACCCTAGATGCCCTAACACAGGTTAAGCTCACCATTGCGCTAGTCGAAATCCTCAGCACCCTTGAGTCAGCTGACCTTGAAGGCATAAATATTCTACTAGGTAACCCTACAAGCACCGAACTAGCAGAAACAGTTACCGCAATCGTCTCAGACCCCGCAGGTACAGAAACACTACTAGAAACCGTTGCACCCCTTGCAGAGATTGACCGAGAAGATACAGTCCTAGCCGCCGTCAAATACTACGCCCTACTCATCAACGAGTACGACGAATCAACACAGCGGAACCTGGCAACCATCCTACTAGATGAAGCACCCGAAGACGCGACACTAGCTCTCGAAAGCCTAGCCGTAGCACTCGCCAAGGCACCCGCATCCATCTTTGACGTAGCAACCCAAATCAGGGGCGCACTACAAGGCATCTAACATATAATTAAATAGTCGATATTCACATTAGGTGGAGCACTCACTAAGAGTTGTTCCACCTAATGTGTTATCATTGAGTGTAAAACTATTTTGCAAGTAACGAGAAAGGTGAAGCATGGGAGCTCTGGAGTTCGCAAGCAATGAATACAGCACCAACCTACAAACCACCATCAACCCTGAATCTGTACGCCCCTATGACATTGTAGTGGGCGCATCAAACACGCAACTCCATCTAACAGCCACCACCTACACCAACGTCACCGGCGGCGACACCCTACGCACCCTATACATGCGAGCGCAGGAAACCGGTGGTTGCACCTTTACACAAGATGCAACAGGTAAACTTGTGACCGTCTCAATTGACGCAAACAACCTAGAAGCAACCCATATGGTAGCCGAACTTCTAGCCGCAACCGCAAGCTCAACCCGAATCGTCGGTGACACCCAGGCCTTCTACGACAATATGCCCTGGAAAGCAGTCGCATACTACAACCCGACCACCGGCGAAAAAGGCGACGCATCACACATTACTGTCGCGTCACTGAACCCCTGGGGAATCAACGAGGTAACTTTCAAGTACATCCGCAACCTTGGAGGCTGGAAGACCAAGGAAAGCAAGAACGTATGGCGTGTACCTGCAAACAAAATCATCAAGCTCATTCAGAGTAACCAGGCGGGAGAGCGTGGAATCGCAATTACCCGCTCCATTGCTGAGCTTATGGTTGGTAACATTGACTTCGACGGCAAAATCCTCAGCCTACAGGAAACCCCCGTTAAGGCACTAAACTTCGCTAAGTATGACACGCGACCCCGAAACTCAAAGCGAGAAAAGGGTAAGACTCTGACCGAATCGCTCGCCAAATCAGGTTACGGTTCGGTGTTTGATGTTCTCTATAACCGCCCTAACCGATACCTTGACCTGTCTAACCCTGCTACTAACCTTTATGGTCTAATGATTGGTGATAACGCCTACATTACCGGCAAGATTAACAGTTGGACGACCATGAACAGCGGCAAGGGTGCATACTGCCACGTGCAAACCGCTGACACTGAAGTCCTAGTGACTTTCTGGGGGCCTAGTCAGTGGCGAGAAACTAAATACCCCGCCGGTACTAACGTGCTAATTGGTGGCAAGGTCAGCTATTACAAATCAATTGCGCTCACCGGCGACTTCATCGACACACTAGATGTAGCAGATACCAGTAACCCGTATGTGCCCATCTATGCGCAGTCGCCTTCTCGCGGAATCACTACAGACCTCATCTCGAACCTACTTCGTGAAGCTCTAACACGCCTAAACGTAGAAGGTAACCAAGGGATAGAGCAAGAAGAATACTGGGCTGAGGACACCCTACCCGAAGGTATCCACACCATCAAAGATGCCCTACAGCTACTTCACTTCCCCCAAAAGGAAGAGGACATCCGCACAGCAATTGAGTCTCTAGCATGGTATGAGCTTGTACGCCTCCAAGTAATCATCCAAGGTGCCCAAAAGAAGAGTGACATCTCGCAAGGTATCGAGAATAGTGGCGCACCTGACGGGTATGTTCAGCATGTCATCAACAACCTACCCTACAGTCTTACCGGCGACCAGCAGGCGGCACTTAAAATCATTCAGGAGCGCATGGCTGACAATAAGCCAATGGACGCTCTACTATCAGCTGATGTTGGGTCAGGTAAAACCATCGTCCAGATTCTAGCCGCCCTCAACGCGGTAGATTCGGGTCGTCAAGCTGTTATTGTTGCACCCACGGACATTCTTGCTAAGCAGATTCATAAAGCCGCTACAGTGGCTCTGGAAGGCGTAGAAGACCTAGAAGCCGTCTACTTGTCTGGCTCCATGAAAGCCGCTGATAAAAAGAAGGTGTTCAAGGGTCTGAAAGAAGGCGACATCCGCCTCGTTGTTGGTACCCATACGGTACTAACAGCACCAGACTTTGATAATCTAGGCTTCGTATGCTTTGACGAACAGCAAAAGTTCGGTGTAGAGCAAAGGGAACGACTAACCATTGCACGCAAAGACGGAACTATCCCTGACTTCCTGACCGCAACCGCTACCCCTACACCTCGAACCGTAGCTCAAATGGCATACGGTCAAGTCGAGTTCATCCAAATCAAGGAAAAGCCCGCCGGTCGAAAGCCAGTAGAAACAGAATGGGTACCCGCAAAGCACAGCGACATTCTCAACGACATTGTTCACCCCATGTGGTGCGACCTGAATAGTGAGATTGCCGCCGGGCACCAAGCCTTCATCATTGCACCCAGGGTGGAAGAAACCTCAGACGCGCCTAGCGTAACCGAGCTGAACAACGAACTGAAAACGGTTCTACCCACCGCACGTATCGGAGTAGTGCACGGCAAAATGAAAGTAGCCGAACAAGAAGAAGTAATGAACAGCTTCCGAAACGGCGAACTAGACGTACTCATCGCCTCAACCATCATCGAGGTCGGTGTAGACGTGCCAGGCGCAACCCGTATCGTAATCATGGGTGCTGAACGACTCGGAGCTTCCAGCCTACACCAGCTACGCGGACGAGTAGGGCGAAATGACCTACCCTCCAAATGTTGGCTAGTAACCCCCGCAGAAAGCAAAAGCGCACAAGCCCGCATGAACGCACTAGTCGAACACAGCGACGGATTCGCTATTGCAGAAGCAGACACGGTTACACGCGGAGAAGGTGACATCCTCACACAAAGCCAGCACGGAACCAACAAAAACAGGTTCCTGCGACTCAACGAGCACCGACACCTAATCCCAAGTGCCATAGAATCAGCAACCCGCATCCTAGCTAACCCAACACACGGAAAACTAGCACTGCAAGACGCTGAAAAATTCTTCGACAACTCAACCGACCTGTAAGGAACGTAAGCAACATGGGGAAAGCCCTAGACACACTCATGATTCCCATAGAGTACGTGATTCAAAACGCGCGCGACCGTGGGCGAACACACATCAGGCGAATCATGATAGCGTGGAATACACGCAACAAGAAACAAATCGCAATATGGGTAGGAACCCTACTGTTCGGCATAACCACAGGTGTACTACTCGACATCTACCTTTCACATGCATTATGGGCAAACATCCTGCGAGCCCTAGTATCAGGTATACCCCTAATCTACTCGACCGCAACCCTGTGCTACCTCATCTCATACATAATAGGGGAAACCCTGACAGAGAAAACCGAGGGCGAATGGGTGCCCCTCAAAGAGCGGAACTGGGCAAGCTTCAAAGCCCGTGTAGCAGTAGTAGCGGCAACCGCCACACTCTTGTGTACAATGTGCATCTTCATTCCCGAAGGAACGCACCTATGGTCAGTCATCAACTCCTGTAGCCTCGGCTTTACCCTAGCCCTATGCACGTTCCTACTCACAACAGAAGACGAACAGGACGCTAAAGCATTTGGTGTACGTGACCAGCGCACACAAGAAATTGACGCGGCTCTAGAAGAGTTCAAAGAAAACGTCGAGAAACGCAACGCAAAAGCCAAAGAGCAGGCAGAACGTCGCCGCGCGGCAAGGCGCGAAAGGTTCTTCGGACGTTCCAAAGAGAAAGTGGAACAACCCGAAGAAGTAAACGAATAAACCAAACAACCAGCAATGCCAGGAACCCTATAAACATGGGGCTCCTGGCATTGCTATACCCACTATATATGTAATCTCACCCCTAAACTTTGCAAGGACTATAAAACATGGCACCACACGACGAGCAATGCTGGATACACCGACTTATGCGAACACAAGGCGAGTGTGACGACGCACTCATGGGGCCAGCTCACGCCGCAACCGGTGTAGCCGCGTTCCTAGCCGTACTAGCATTTGGTGCAACCTTCACAGCTTACTTCGTTACCAACTCACCAACCGTAGGAATAATCGCACTCTCACTACTAGCTTTCGTAGCAGGTGCCCTAATCCCTGACTTCGATAACACCTCATCCACAGCGAAATCAGCAATGGGTATCTTTGGTGAACCAATCACAGCACTATTCCGTGAAAGCTCACGCCTGGTACAAACAATCCACACCAAAGCTGACGCTAAATCCCGCGCCAAATCACACGACTACCTACACCGTGGCTTTTGGCACTCACTCATGGGAGCTGTAGCACTAGCACTTGTCGTGAACCTTGCCACCAGTAACCCTATTGCGACCGCCTTTAAGCTACCGCTAGGATTTATTGGCATCCATAATCTAGGTGCACTCATCGCCGCCATTATCTGCCTAGCCGCTATGCACATCGCCCTATCAGGTCTAAACATTGGCGCACTCAAGGGTGGTAAGCACCTCAACTCAATGCTAACCTTCATTCTTTCCCTAGTAATCACAGGTGCCCTATTCGCCTCAATCCCCGCTGGACAGTACACCTGGATAGGGTACAGCATGGGCGCAGGTGCGGTAGTTCACATTATCGGTGACATGTTCACTAAATCCGGTGTACCCCTACTCGCACCTATCGTGCCACGCAAAGGTAAACTGTGGTACACCTACAGGGTAGCAACCTACGACGCGAAAAGCCCATCCCTTAACTCAGGTGTGCTATGGCTCAGCATAGGAATTAGTGTCCTATCACTCCTGGTTCTTCTACCTCGAATCTTTGGGCACTAACACAGAAACCGGACAGACTGAAGGAAAAAACATGACCCCAGTAATCTTCGTACTAGTCATACTGCTACTAGCCCTAGTGGGTGCCCTCTACTACGCATGGCAAGCACTAAACATGCTTTCGGATATTCTAGCGAAACGTGAAGAAGCAACAGCTGAAATTGTGACCATCATAAACCAGATGAACCACAAGAAGTACGCCGCCTACGGTGCGGTAGGAATCCCGTTCAAGAGCCCCGCATGGGATAGCGTCGCAACGATTACCCAGGCAGGAACCGGAGGTAGTGACACCACCGCTGAACATCAGTTCACGCAACACGTTACCCGAATCATCAAAGAAACCCTATGGAACGGTGACACGGAAGTAAGCATTGATGCACGCCGCGAATACGACAGGTGGTACGAAACAGAAATCGCACCCCTCATCGCCCAACTAGTAGAAGCCTCCAATAAGTACAACAACATTAACAAGACAATCAGCCACAACCGCTTCTTGGACGCACTAATCACCAGGAAATACGAGGCAACCATCAATGAAGACTAAAGTAACCCGCAAGAACAAGACAGTCGCTCCTAAAGGAACCAAGCGGAAGACCCAAACTAAAAAAGGGCACGACATCGCCTACTATAAAGATGTTGTAGACCCCGAGGAACTTGAAGAGTACCTAGAATCAGGGCGATACCTACTATTTAAAGACATGCCACGCCGCGCACAAAAACGCGCTGTAGCACAGTTCAAAAAGAAGCAAGCCCTGAACAGTAAATCAGTTAAGATGATGTTCGACCACCTCAAATACGGCTCACCCGTCCTCTACGACACGCAAGAAGAAACGCTGACACTACCAATCAGTAAGCCAGGACTAGACGGCGAAGGTCACTCAAACATCAACATCAGTACCGACCTCGTAAGCCCCGGAGCACTTGAAGCCGCCGCCGCAATCTACCTACCAGGACTGCGTAAGGTTATGACTAAGGCAGAAATTGAAAAAGCCCGCGCCGTAGAAAAAGAACGACAAAAGGCAGAACTACTCGAAGACGGCGACGCAATCGACCAAGCCCTACTCGAAGAATGGTTCAAGATGGAACAGGCAAGTGACTACGTTCCACCCACTAAGCCAGAATTTGAAGGACAACGACTTCTCAGCAAAGAAGAAGTACTCGCCGCCGTTAAGAAAGGTAAAGCTGACGGCGAACGTGTGTCCGGCTACCGTAAGGAATGGGATAAGTAAACATGGAAGACTTCAAGAACGCAATCATATTCTTCAGCCTACTAGCCGGTGCATACTTCTTCTTCACCGGCACTGAGATAGGTCAAGACATTGTAGTCAATGTGCTTCATTGGTTCCATGAACACCCAATCTTCAACGATTGATGATACGATAGTATCTGTATAATAAAATCTAAGAAGAACGGACATCCAAGCCGATGAGTAACAGCTACGCAATGGCAGACTATGAAGCACCGGTATACGCAGTATTCAACAAGAATAATACTTGGAACACCGCCGCCGGGCACGTATCCTCATGCCTCTACACCTACAACGACCTGCAACGCAAAGTCTACGAGGTACTACCGGAAGCAGAGCGGGAAGTAAGCCTGTTTCCCCATGCGACCGTAGCATACATGACCGAAAAGTTCGTTACCCTAGTGAACGACATTCAGCTACACTACCAGTTCTACGTAAATCGCATGAACTACATCTACATGACCGAACCCCAACTCAGGGGACTCAAAAATGCTGGAAGTAGCATGAGGGTACAAGCAGTAGCACGCCAAGCACAAGAACAGTTCCACCCCCTAACCTACGACATTATCGAAAGTCACAAGGCAGGCGATACGGCAACCATTGACGCATGGGTGGAAGAAGTTAAGCAGACCGCAACAAAGATGCTCATCGACATTGCCGAGGTGTTCTTCAAGACAGTAAGCGAACTCCCCACCCCGCCCGAAGGGGCATACGCCGGGGAAGACACACAAATCTTCCAAGAGCAATCAATTGAAAATAACTACAACGACAACGAATATGTAGAACCAGAATCCGTACCAAGCGACGTATTCTAAAAACCCCAAGGCGGCGGCCAAAGCTCAAGAAAACCAGCTTTGGCCGCCAACTAACTCCCCCAACCCCAAAGGTAGAACCACATGACAGAAACACCACGCACCATAGAACTAGTACTAGACATCCCCACCTGCATCGTCTTCACAGCAAACAACGCCCTCAACCACCGCGTAAAAGCTAACCGAGTTAATGCCCTACGAGGCCTCGCATCACACCACGCAACCCAACACCTAAAGAAAAACCCAAACTTCAAACCCTTCAAACACTACACCGTACACTTCGAGGTACTAGGACACAACAGGGGAACTCACCTAGACCCCAACAACTATGCCCCAACCCTCAAAGCACTCATCGACGGCGCTACCGGCAGGTGGTGGGAAGATGACGACGCAACACACCTAGTACACTACTCATGTAGCTACGGTGGATACTACAAATCACCCAAAGAAGACCCCATCAAATACAGGCGGTTCCACATCACCATCACAGAATACGAACCAGGGCAACCCATAACACAAAACATCAACCCCATCCTAAAACCAATCGAACGACCAGACCTAGACGACAAAGCTAAAGAATGGTCTTTCAACCCCGAAGAAGACCACGACCTAATACCCCTCACCGAAGAAGACAAAAAATATGACCCCAACAACGGGCTTAAAATGTACAAAAAACTAGTAGCCACCGAACTACGCAAAAAGACAACCCCAAAACCCGAAGCGGCGGCGGCACTAGCACCCAGCGAAATAGAAGAAAAGCCCCTCATAGAATTTTGCCCACCACAAGACGGAGAAGAACCGCAAGAACCAGCAAACCTTGATTGGTAGAACCACCCCCCAGGCTATGTAATAAGAAGCTAAAAACAGTAACCCCGCAAACCTAGAAGGCAAAGGCAGACATGAGTAAAGACCCCACCGTTCTTAACGTTACCCAAGTATTCAGGCGTGAACAGCGCCTATGGGCTGTAGGTAAAGACGTTTCCCTCAAGCAAATTGGTGGTTCGGTAGCCTTCAGTACTCTAGGCATGTGGGGTGCCTGCTTCGGTGGTCTAACCCTCATCTTTGCCGGTATCCTATACATCTTCGTAGGTATGCCAGACCTACCCACCTCACTCATCGTAGGTGCAATACCCGGCGCTCTCATAGGTGCCGCCCTGACATGGTTCCTCAACACACCAAAAGAAATCTTCGGTGGTGAAACCCTATACGTATACCTCGTCGGATACTTCAAATGGAAACAAGAAGCCCGCATGTACCTAGACGGGTACGAGCAAGACCCGAATATCAACCAAATCTACCGTATCGACGCAGAAATCCAACTACCCCCAGCACCCAAGAAGACACAGTAAAAGGAACACCGCATGTCCACGTACAAACCAGACCAGCCCGTAGTAATCGGATACGCAAACAGCGTGCCAGCCTCAAAAACCCTATTCAGCCTACACTCAGCAAACAAAAGCAACAAAGCCCCCATCACGCTAGTAACCGGAAACACCGGTAGCGGTAAAACCTACTGTATGCTGTGGCTAACCACCCTAGCCGCAATCCAAGGCGCAACCATCGTAGGTATCGACTGGAAAGGTGACCTACTGAAACTCGCAGGCGCAGAAGACATCACAGGCGTACCCGTGCGCCGCGCCAAAATCGACCCCACCGACCCTGAAAACATAGGTATCCTAGACCCATTCATCGTATTTAGCCACGGTGAGGACAAAAAGCAAATCGAATCCGACACCGTAACAGCCGTACTAGCAGTACTGCAAGCACTCCTACCAAACTCGGTGAACGACGACATCATCGTAGGACAAATCAGCAACACGGTACGAGACATCCTGAACTTCCATAATGACGAAAAATGCATGATAGCGTTCCTAGACGAACTGCAACGCACCGCTTCACTCATTGACGACCCGGTAGGTAGGAGTAAACTGTTCGGGTTTGCTAAAGCCGCCCGAAACGCTCTCACAGCCGGTGCGGGAGAAATCCTAAGCGCCGAACCTGACAAGGGCGAACCTAAATACATTAAATTCCAGCCAGGTATCACCGTCATCGACCTATCCGACCTACACGAACTACCAAAGACAATTGACGAGCTCAAAGACCCCAGCAAAGCCGTAGGTCAAGCAATCATGACCATGCTAACCCTGCTAATCCGTCAAAGCATGTTCCGACTAGACGAATCAATCCGAAAAGTGCTAGTCGTAGATGAAGCCTGGTCAATCATCACCAACCCCACCGGTGCCGCCCTCATCGACACAACAGCACGCCTCGGACGTTCCAAAAACCTAGCACTACTACTAGGAACACAGAACTACACCGACATCTTCAACGAACGCACCCGCCTAAACAAGGCCTTTGCAAGCACGCACTTCGCCTTCAATAACTCCGAAGACGACGCAATAGTAGCCGCAAACGCAATGCAAGTTAAAGGTGATGCCGCCGCCCAGGTCATCGAAGCAATAACAACACTACCCCAAGGGTGGTGCCTCATGCGAGACATCCGAGGCCGCCGAGGACAAGTCCGAATCGACATCTGGCTAGAAGAACTACCTGAAATATTCAACACCAACCCCCTAGCCGACAACACATAACAACAGTTGAAAGGTACCCCAAAACACCATGCTACCACCCAATATCGTCTACATCAGTGGAAAAACCCAATATGATGCCCTCGAAAACCCGAATAGCCCACTAAACTCCGAAGCGCGAGACGAAGTGGTAGACGCGGCATGGTACCGCGACATGATAGAAATCCTCATGCCGCCCATCGAACCCAAAAAAGGGCCACTAGAACCCTGGGTTGCAGAAACAATCTATCCCGTCATTGACGAAGAAGAAGAAGGCGCACCCCGCCGCTCAAAATTCCTCGGAATCTTCGCAACCCTAGAAGAGTTTGTAGAAGCCTTCACCGCAGACCCGCCCGAAATCCCGAACACCATCGACTGCTTCATCGTCCACTCAGACTACCTAGTAGAACTAATTGACGAAGTAACCGTCAAAGCCGGGCGAGACACAATCTACGGGTACCTACGCGACATCATGGAAACCACCCCGCTATTCGTAGTGCAAGCCTCCGTGAACGCCGAACAGTTCAGCATGTACCAAGACGCAATGAACGAACTGTCCGACTACCTCATCAACGCACAAGTAGACCTCGGCGTGTACCCATACCCAATCGAATGGACAACATACGATAAAGAAAACCCCGAAGCGGAATGGGACTTCTACCCAGGGCACGTCATCGCCAACAACTTCTACAAAGCAATCCTAGAATACATCGACCGCGCACCCGAAAAAAACGACGCTTTCCTAGCCTTCCAAGGGCTACTAGTACACCGAACCGACACAGAACTAGCATCCATCCAAGGCGAAGTAAGCCCCGACGAACAACACATCAACGGGTCACCCTACATCGGGCGCTGTGTCACCATCACCTCCAAAAAAGGTGGAACCGGCAAAACCACAACATCACTAGGACTAGCAAACGCACTAGCAAAATACAGCCAAAAAGCCGTAGAAGAAGGACGCGCCAAAACACCACTAAAAATCATCGTCATTGACCTCGACCTACAAGACGGACAAGTAGGATACGACACAGGTAACCAGACTAAGACCGTAGTGGGTATCTTTGACGACTTCCGTTCAGAATACCGCGTACTAGGCGAAGACCCCGAAGAAGACTGGCGTATCATCAACGACAACATCAACCACAACACACGAGTAGGAGTAGACACACTACTAGCACCCGAGAACCCAACAGACCTCAACGACCTACGCCCGCCCTTCTACCGCACTATCATCCAGGCAATCCGTGAGCACTACGATATTGTTATTATCGACACATCAGTGCTACTCAACGACCCCTACATGAAAGAGTGCGCCTACCCCCTAACCCACAAACTGTACTATGTGACACAGCCGCACTTCAAGCCGCTAATCACCATGAAACGACAGTTTGTGTACGGTCTAGGGTCAGGACGACATGGCGGAGGAATGGACCCGCGCCGCATTAGCGTATTCGTAAACGGCGTAGAAGACGAAGATACCGTCAAGGCAGGCTCAGCCGTATCACTACCCGGAGTGCAAGACTACTGCGCCGCTGGAATTGAAGTGCTCACCGGCGTACCATACCTACACAGGAAAGTGCTAGATGCAACCAACCCGCGTCTACCCGGTGGATTCGACTACCTACTAGAAAACGACGGATACCGCGAAGGCATGGAAGTGCTACTCTACGACATTATTAGGGGTACCGACTACCCGCTATTCGACACGGAAACCACCGAAGCTTTTGAAGCTGACTACCTCTAAAATCAGTACCAAAATTTTAAGGCGGGAAGCGACCTGTATCAACAAGTCACTTCCCGCCTTAAATTTACTTTTTATACTAGAGGAACCGTTACCTCATTATCCCAAGCATTACCAGGGGCAGTATTTTCTACTACCAGAGGCGGCTCAGGTATTAGCCAGCTGATAAACAGGCAAATAGCTGATGTTACAAGTAGCAAAACGAAAATGGTTCCGCTACCATTCCAGAGCTTAACATCACCCAACTGCCCTGCAAGGAACCCTAGCAACAAAATTCCAGGCGCAAAGATGAATAGAATCAAAGTGCCAGCCATGCAAGACCAATACTTAACCTTACCTAGCATCTGATAACCAATATTCATCTAAAGCCCCCCTGACGGATAAAGAAACATTCTACATGAGAATCATATCCGCAACTTTATAGGCGCATCGGGAGAGTAATGAGGGCAAGCATGAACGGTGCATGAAGGCGAAATGCAAGCACCAAGCTATAAAGTACACAGCCTAAAAAGACCCCAAACAACCAGTAAAGGAACAAAGACGCAATGAATAGTACCGCTGGGCTTTCACTCAACCACCTGCGTAAAACAACAAAGCGACCCAACACTGTTGCCGAAACACGCAAGCGACTAAACCGCATTAACGAAGAAGTTGCCGCCCACGCGGAAGTAACACCCGAAGAAAAAACACCCACCCCAGCGACAGGTGGAACCACCCTCACCACTGAAGAGCTGAACGAAATCATCGAATCAGCAATCATCAACGCCGCCGCCGCACAAAAAACAAAAGAAAAAGAAGAACCAGTAGAGGTACCCACAGTAGACGCAACACAAGCACGTGTCGTCAAGACAAGCCTCAGTGAAGACAACCCGCTACGATACTCAGTACCTAACGACCGTGACGAGCCGCCCGGCTTCCCTATCTGCGCAATCCTGACAGAGGCAATCAACAGGGGCGCAACCGACGTTTACGTAACCCCAGACACGCCTATCCGCTTCAAAATCAAGGGTGGAAACAACATCTACGACGGGTTTAAAATCCCGAACCGAAGCGAAATTAACCGAATGATGAAAGTCATCATTCCAAGCGCTGAACGTGACATCTTCACCTCACAAAAGGAACTGGACTCATCATATACGCTACCCCTATATGAGCACGCCGGGCGAAGGACACGTCTCAACATCAGTGCGGCAAGCCCCGGCTTCGACAACGCCGTACTATCATTCCGTATCCTAGCCGGAAACCTGCATCACCCAAAGTACTACGGGCTACCCGACATAGTACTCAAAGCAATGCACCAAGCTAACGGCCTCATCGTCTTCTCTGGCCCCACAGGTTCCGGTAAGACAACCAGTATCGCATCACTGCTACTATATGCTTCAAGGGAAGTGCACCGACCAGACGCTAACGGCAACCCAACCGGGCCGACAATCATCACCATTGAACGCCCTATCGAGTACCTATTCGATAACAACAATAAGAAAGCCAACGGTTCACTCTTCATTCAGCGTGAAGTAGGACGTGACACGTACTCGTTCAATAACGCTATCTCATCAGCTATGCGTCAGCAACCTAACATCATTCTCATTGGTGAGGTTAGGGATGCGGTTGAAATGCGTGCCGCTCTAACAGCCGCTACCACCGGTCACCTTACACTGACCACGGTACACGCGGAAGACACCGCAGGTATTATTCAGCGACTCATGGGTGCCGCCGATACCGGCGCGAACACACGTGAAGACGTGCTCCGCTCCATTGCGGCATCCGGTCGAGTGTTCGTCACCCAGGCTCTAGTAGACCGAATCGACGGCGAAAAGATAGCCGTACATGAGGTTCTTGTTATCAAGCAGTCAGACCAGGCGCTCATTCAGGCAATCCAAGGCGGCGACATCCGCTATATCCGTCAGTCCCTACAGGCAACCGGTGAAGATATGAGTAGTCGCCTAGTGGAACTTTGCCGTGAAGGTGGGCCATGCTACGTCGAATCAGCTTTGAAGCACAGCCCTGACCCTAATAGGTTCTGGCAACTCATTCAGCTTGAAGAATCTAACGGAATTAAGTTCAATTATAACCCGAATAAGAAGAGCGACGATATTTGGTAGAGTAACCAAAAACCCCTCAAGATTAACCTCTTGAGGGGTTTTTGTCATTACAACCTTATTAGCTTACATGTCTACAGGATTACGGCAGGGAATCTTGCCGCTCAATATACTCTCAGTGGCCCAAAATGCCTGCATACAGGCGCGCTAAGCATGTCTACCACTATTTGTATAGGTGCATAAAATCACAGCCTTAGAAAGCTATATATGGACTTAAAGCACATACTAGAATCTACAAGGAAAGGTGGACACCATACGGAAGTAAAAGCAAAATATGCCCAAACAGAACACCTACAAGCTGGAAATCGAGCACCAGCCATGTAGCCCAAATACATAAACAATATAAGGGGAACCTTTAGCCAATACAAGCTAAAGGTTCCCCTTATATTATGCCCAGCCACTAGAAGCTAAAGACAGACTCCGTATTATCAAACACGCCACCTTCAGGACGTTCCAACCTGTAAGCAACAATACGGTCAGAAACCCCCTCCTCAGTAGCCCACTTATTCACACGGCGAACCATAGTATCCGACGTGCACAGCCAAACCACCTTGCTAAACACCGAACGGTCATCACGGTACTGCTCCAAAATCTCGACAAGCTTGCCCCTAGACTTAGAAGAACCACGCTCAACCTCAACCGCAATACTACGAGCCTCACCATTCTCACCACGCGGCAAAATAGCCACAATATCAGGCACATGGAAAGTCGCTGTAGAAGCCGCCGACAAAACAGCCCACATCCACTCATTACCACCAAAACACTCAGGGCCAACACCACTACCACCACCAGCACGCCACTCACGCAAAATCCTAGCACGCTCAGCAATCAAATAATCACGCATCTCAAGCGCATTATTACCCCTCAAAATGCTCTGCAAAGAACCATTAATCTGACGGTCAGAAACAACATTAAACCCACGAAGAGCAGAACCACCTGAAGAGCGACCCCCCCAAACACCAGTACCAAGATTCAACACGTCAGTAGACCCACACCACAACAAAGCACCAACATACGTAACAAGAACCCTATGTGGAAACTCCATATTACCCAAAGACGAACGTTTAAACGCGCCGCCACCAACACCAAACTCATCAAGCCCAACACGAGTACCCACCCAAACACGGTGACCACCAGCACCCGCAACATCAACGGCCTCAATACAGCCCCTAGACTGCAAACCCTTCAAATACTTCAACGCAGTAGCACGAGTAGACACACCAAGCAAAAGCATAGTAGCCCTCACATCAACCCAACCAAAAATACCGATAAAGCTCATAATCTCAACCTCACGGCGAACACCCATAAGACGAGGACGAACACCACCATTACCGCGCTCCTTAGAACGCAAACGCTTCACCCTAGCCGCCACAACATCAGGTGACTCACCAACCAGCGGCGGCGACACAACATCAACACCACCAACACGACTCAACCAATAAGAAGACTGCTCAACAGCCAAAACATTAGAAACTTCAACAGACGACATAACGCCGCCCCTCCCATCATAATCAAACCTAAAAGAAGACAAATCAGAAACACCAACACCAACAGGGAACCCCTGAGAACCAGAACCGGAACCCGGCGGCGCAACAAGACCACCCAAAACCAAATCCTCAACCCCCGCGGACTCACCCAAAGCGCGAGCACCAACACCAGTCACAGGAACCCTAAACCCATCAGCAACAGCGTTCAAATCAACCGAACCACCAAAAGACCAACGAGCCCGCGGAGTCACACCAAACGAAAAACCACCATGAGTAAACACAGAACCAGACCAACCAGATACCGAAGCATCCCACACATAACCCGCACACTCAGACTCAAACGACCTAAACGGCTTAGGAACATCTGAAAAATCCCTCACACCAACACCACGCTCAAGAACCGAAGTGCCACCATGAGGCCAAACAAACCCCTCCGTCACATGAGACAAACCAACACCCGAAGGGAACGCCCCCGGCAACAAGCCAGCACCAACACCAGCAACAGCACCAATAACCGGCTTAGAAACAGCAGAACCAGCCAAAACCAGAACCTCCAAAAAGAATCAACAAAAACAAGGTATAAAACAGGCGCAACCCCGCAAAATCAGAGCCACGCCCACCACCAACATAGCGGCAAATAAAAAAGTGTGCTACAATTATAACAGTACTTGGTAAACCCCTACAGATAAGGACACCCAACAAGTGAACACCCCAACCAGCGGCAAGAACTACCTCAACGGCAAGCTCATTGAAGACCCCATCGAATACCTCTTCGCACCCCAGGAAGAACCGCCCGTCGAAGCTACCGAAATCTACCCGGAAGACCTAGTAGACACCCCATTCATGCAGAAAGTCCTCAAGGCTAACGAAGCTCGTAAAGCCTTCATCGAACGCATGGTAGACAGCTGGTACGAAGAAGCAAAGAGTAACAATACCGAAAGTGAACGACAGTAATGACTGACAATAAAGTAATGTACCCCATTCTAGCAATAGCCCTAGAAACCCATACTGACAAGGGATACTCAGGGGTAGTGAAGCTAGACCGCCTACTAGTCGTGCACTATATGGATGAGGAAGGGCGGGTTACCTTCAAATCATACAAGTACCCTAAATATAAGGACGGGTACGGCTCACCTAACGTTAAAATTGTAGGTGAAGATACTGTTGGCCCCTACCTCACTATAGGAAACTTGGGCGAAACTGACGAAATTCACCTCAATGACCCCCATCTAGTGAATATTCACGTAAACACTGTAAGCCTAATTTAATCACACCCGCAAAGGAACCCCTACTATGAATAAGTACCCCGTGGTCAAAATTCAGTTTGAAACCACCGTCACCCAAGAAGTAACTTTCAGCGGCAAAAGTTATACCGTAAAATCAGTAACTCGCGTACACTATCTACAGCCCAGCAATACGCTCAGTTCAACCAGGTATCAGCCTGATACACTGAAGGTGGTTCTTGACCTAAAGGAGGAAGAACAGCCGTACCTCACAGGTGACGACGTGCTACATGCCCACCCTTCACATTTGAAGGATGCTCAAACTTCTGTAATTAGGTGCTTCACTTAAACCCCTATAATAAGCACAAAGAGAGGCGCCCCAAATCACCAACAGGTGTGGGGTGCCTCTAAAGTTGCGCCCTGAGTTATCCGTGTGGTATTCTATGTGTAGAGGTTCCAAGAACGGGACTTCAGAAATCCACTATCAAGGAGCAAAACATGGCAAAGAACCATCTGTCCTACGAAAGCATTAGCAAGCACTACGTATTCTACACCTCACCCGACAACCCTAATAAGGAAGACCAGACCGACAAGAACATTGCTAAGCGCGAGAACGAGCTCCGCGAGGAAGGTTGGGTATCAATCCCTGGCACCTTTGAACTAGATGCACCCCAACGAGAAATCGTGAAGGCTGAACAGGGTACCGAAACCGGTAAGCACCTTGCACACCTTATCAAGTTCCTTGCGAGTAAGCATCAGAAGGAAACTGGCACCCCTTATAAGATGTACGCCCACCTTGACGTATGGGCAAACTCCGAAGATGAGGATGGTATTGGTGAGGTTGGGGTTGATGTTACCTTCACTAGTGACCCTGAAGGTAAGCGCAAGATTGGTGTAGCAATGTTTACCTACCTGGACTTTGAATGGGACGACACTTACGCCGGACTCACCGCCGAAGAATGGGTCAAGTTGGATGGTAAAACCTTCCCCATCGGCACCCCTATCTGGACTGACTGGGGTAAGGAAATCATAATTCTTATTGACCCCAAACAGGGCAAGTAACCCCCTGTAAACCAACAAAGGGCACCCCCTTAAACTAACAAGTAGGGGGTGCCCTAAGCAGTACCCACCACTAAACCACCACCAACAACAAGAAGGAAAACACTATGCGAATCCCCCTAGCACCCCACACCCTAACCGTAGGCGAAGCCTTCATCCTACAAAACAACAACGAAAAATCCCTATACAAAGTAACCCACACCAACGGTGACACCATCACCGCAGACCGCAAACACACCACCAACAGTGAAACAGCACCCCAAACCATCACCGCAACCCTACATAACGGGACACTAACCACCACCCAGCCGGTACACAACACCCGAACACCCCAAATTATCGACCTCAGCATCAACCACAACATTGACCACAACCTTCCATACACTATCATTACCAAAAACACAGGCGAAGACATCGACATCTGGCAAACCATAGAAGCCATCAACCCAGACGTAACCCTAGTACAATCACAAACCAACCCCACCAAAACACGACTACACATCACCCCACAACTACAAAAAGAAATCAACGCCAACACCGCAAACAGCACATTCTACCTAGACAACTACAACGCAGAATGTGTACCCCACGACGCGGCAAAAGCCCTAAAAACCATCATCAACCACCCCCACTGGGAAGCCCTAAAACAAAAAGCCCTAACCCGCGAAGACTGGGAAACCACCCTAACCACCGACTACCTCACCGACACATACTGGGAACAAATCAGCACCAACTACAGCGACGGCTACGCATGGGGAGTCTCATACGACCTCATCATCGACTACACCATCGACTACGCACACGAACTAAAACACCTCACCAACAGCACCGAAACACAAACCCCCTACAGCAAAAACCTAACACCCAAACAACAAAAACAACTCACCACAATGCTAAACAACGTCATCAAAAAACTCGAACAATCCGAATGGTACGAACCCGACCCCGAAGACTACACCATTCCCTATGTTGAATAACTTGCGCACCCCTAGCCGGTGTGGTAACCTATACCTACAGGTACCACACCGGCACCCCAAACCACGAAACCAAGAAAGATAAAATGGCACAGAAACCCATCACCTACGAAGACACCCTTACCGACTACATGTTCTGGAGCGGTAGCGGCGAAGAAGAACCCGATAACCCCAGCCTCAACAACATTATCAAGCGAGACACCGAGCTTCGCGAAGCAGGCTGGGTGCCAGTACAGGGTGCCTTCAGCCTAAGCGCCCCCCAACGAAAAATCGTTAAAGTTGAACCCTACCGAGAAACAGCTATGCACCTCGCGCACCTCATGGCGTTCTATGCGGGTAACCATGAGAAGGCGAATGAAACACCCTACACCGTGTATGCATACCTCAGCGTATGGGTAAACACCGGCGACGAAGACGACCCCTACGAAATCGGAATTGACACCACTTTCACCCGCGACCCCGAAGGTAAAAATAATATTGGTGTTTCAATGACTACCTATATTGAAGGCGACGACTGGGGCGGGCTAACCATGAAGGAATGGCTCAACCTAGACGGTAAAACATACCCCATAGGAACCCCTATCTGGGTAGACGGGGGAAACCGAATCGAAATCCTCATCGACCCCAAACAGGGAAAGTGACCAAAATACAATAAGCACCGGCAACCCAAACAAAACACAGGTTACCGGGGCTTCATACTACCTTTTCAACATAGAAACCACGTATCCCACACCCAGAAAAGGAACACCCACCATGAGCTTCTACCACATCAACTGTAGCTACGAGCCCACCGATACCATAGGCAACGAACCAGAACAATACCCAGGGGAACCAGACTAGCAAACCAACGAAGAGGAATACGACTGGAGGGCTTGGGTAAACAACATCGCAATGTCAGAACCCCCAGAATACGAGTACGAAAACCACCCCAACACACCATACGAAAGTGTCTCTGTGGCACTCGAAAACAGCAAATAAGCAGGCGCAATCAACACCACGCCACATACGCAAAAAGAAACCCCCGGCAACCTGAACAACACAGGCACCGGGGATTCACGGCACCCAGCCACACCAAGAACAAGAAAGTTGTACACACCTATCCAGTGTGGTAATCTACACCTACAAGTGTCACACCGACACCCCTAAACTTACCTGAAAGGAACCCTAATGACCCACGCGGAAGCCAACAACAACCCTGCCCCCACCGAAATCGTAAAGAAAGAAATCACCGAATACATCGACTACCTAACCACCCACGGCAACCTCAATATCACCACAGAAAACTGCAACGACCTAGCCTTCAAACTAAAAGCCACCGTTGCAAAATACGTCCTCGAATACCAGCACCAACCCCAACAAACCCCTAAAGAACAAATCCTCAACACCGTAGGCAAACTCTACAATACAACCACTACCTGTAAATACCTCAACATCACCGAAGAAGAGCTGAATCAGCTAGTAGATGACCACCTCATCCTCAAACTTGACGACCACAATAAACCAAAAGGTTACCCCGCCTTCCAGTTCAAAGACGGAACTATCGACCACGCAATCCAGAAAATCATCAAAACCCACCTAGACTACCCCAGCCCCGGAAAAATCTACTGCTACCCCTGGGAAGTAGCAATACGCCTCACACGCCAAAGCCTACAACATGGCGGGTACAGCATCATAGAATACCTCAACGAATACCCCGAAAAACTAGACGAAGAAATCAACAACCTACTACTATACCTAGACATCAGCACCGCCTTACACTAGGCAATACACTAACCATTACCCCCTCTAGGTACAAAGTAACCCCCGACAACCTGAACACAACAGGAAACCGGGGGTTTACTAACACCCAAAACACCAAATAAAACACCAACCCAAAACCGGACACGAACCCTACAACAGGTCAGACACAACACCGGCAACATCCACCAAATCAACACCCAAACCCGCAATAGGTGAACCAGCCGGAACATCAACAACACCACCAACAAAACCCTCACCAACACCAGCAGAACCACTAAACAAACCAGCAGAACCACCACCACCAGAAACAACACCAACCGGCGAACCATAACCCTCACTACCACCAACAAAACCCAAACCCAAACCCGCCGGAACACTAGAACCCGAACCAGAACCAGCAGAAACAGCACCTACAACATCACCCCAAGCGGCACGACCCACACCACCAACAACAGACCCAACCCAACCACGAGTCAGCCACCAACCGGCGAAACGACCCAAACCAGCAACCCTACCACCAACAGGCGAAACACCACCCAAACCACCAACAGAACCAAACTCAACATCAGACACATCAACCAATGCAACACCATCAACAGACCCAGACGCACCAACCCCAACAGAACCCGCCACATCAACAAAACCCCCAGAAGCCAAACGCGAACCAAACACCAAACCCCTATGAGTCACACCATCAACAACAACCTCAGAACCAACCCCAACACCACCAGAAACACCAACAACACCAGGCACAAAACCACCAGCACCCAAACCCGAAACACCCAAAACACCACGCCAACCAGAACCCCCACCACCAACAGACAAAACACCCAAAGAAGCCGAAGACAAACCCCACGACACAGACAAACCACCAAAACCAGACACACCAGACACCACAGGAACACCCACCAAAGACACACCCACAGAACCACCAGCAGACCCAACAACACTAGACCCAACACCAGGGCACACATCAACACTCAAAGGAAAACAACCCACCAAAGCATCACCACTAGCAGACCCACCAGAAGTGGAACCACCACCAAAAGGCAACGCACCAAACCCAGCAGACGTAACACTCAAACCCGAAAAATCAGCAACAAAACCCTCCCACAAAGGCACACCAACACCCGCAACAACAGACAAACCACCACCAGAAACACAACCCAAAACACCCGAAGCCCCCTCAACAAAAGACAAAGACACACCACCACTAGTAGGTACAACACCACCACCCGAAGACACACCACCAACAGACACCAAAAACCCATCCCAAACACTAGAAACAGGCACCTCAACACCCAAAACAGACCCAGAACCCACAGACGGCTCACAGGGGCACTCAAACACACCAGAGGCATAATCACCCACCCCAGACACAAAAGACCCCACAGGAGACTCTACAGGGTCTACAGGGGGTGCAAACGAGTAACCATACCCCCAAGCCTCCTCCACACCAGACAAAATACCACCACTAGAAGACACACCCCACCCAGAAGAACCCCACCCCACCTGAACAAAACCAGGCACAGAAAGAACACCCCCAGAAACACCATCACCAGACCCAGCAGGGGTAGAAGAGGTATAAAGAACACCACCACCAGAAACAACACCATCAGGGGCAGAGGCAACACTACCAGGGCACCAAATATCAACAAAAGTAGCATCAACACCAACACCAGTAGACTCAACAACAGAACCACCAACACTAGGGGTATCAGCACCAATAAAGCGGGTAGTCATCAGCAAACACAATCCTTCCAAAAGAACAAGCAGACATAAGAAAAAAAGGGGGTATAAAACCAGCAAGTGAAACACACCACAACAAGTAACACACCCTATACGGCACACCCACCAAGCACTAGACACCGACACCCAATACGGAATGTAACACACGACATACTACAAGCACAAGCAGACACAAGACAAGGTGTAGGGCAAGCATAATACCGGGGCAACACAGAATGAAACACAGGGGTGACATAGACGCAAGCAGATACGAACACAAGCAAAGGCAGACACGGGCACAAGTATAAACGGGTGCAATACCAGCATAATGTAGGGTGTGGTATAAGTACGCCAACAGACACATATATAAGCTCATTACAGGTATCACATAACCACAGTATGAGTGTGTTATATCTTTAAAAAATTTTCGGGTGTGACACAAACCCCAGAGAAACCCGCAAAAAAATGTGCGGTAACAAAAACCTAACAAAAGACGACCACTCACAAGAAACCGTGAATAAAAAAATAAAAAAATTCCACACACGCCACACCCCCCAAAAAACCAAAACCACCAAACCCAAAAAAACAAGCGCCCATCACACCACCATGATAAACGCCACACCAACAGGGTAACCAGCAACACAAACACAGAACAAGAACAGAGAACATACACATACACAAGAAATAAGGAACACAGACACACAGTACACACATATACATACATACAAGGAAACAGACACACAGACACACACAGAATAAAGAAGACACATACACATAAGACACAGGCACAGGCACACACACAAGTAAGACACACGTAATACACATACACAGAGAACACATAGAGACAATAGACACAGTAAGCAAGAAACAAGCACAGACACACAGACCAACAACAGATACACGCCACACATATAAGACACACATAAAGAGAACACATAGAGAGAAAGGGGCAACACACAGACACACAGTAGAACAGACACAGAACACAGACGGAACACCCAACAGACACAGACCAGGCAACAGACACAACAGAGAACACAGACACACAGGAACAATAGACCAAGACACAGAGCAGACACAGAACACAGACCCAATAGACACAGATACATAACAGACGAACACACACAGGAGGAACAACAGGCTAGACAGAACAACACAAAAGCTAGACAGAAAGAACACACACATACATAGAGAGAACACACAGACACACACAGTAAGGGAACAAAGGGTAGGGGAAGGCTAGACAGGGGGTGGGGTAGTAAAGGGTAAGGTAGGGGTAAGGGTTAGAAAGGGTGGAAGGGTAGGGAAGGTGAAGGGAGGCGGTAGGGTAAGGTAGGGCGGGGTGGTAGTGTGGTGGGTGCCGGGTGCCTTGGTGTTCTGTTGTTCTTTTTTGTTTTTTGGTGTTGTGTCTGTGTGTATGTTTTTGTGTCTTTTGCCTTGTCGGGGGGGGGGTTTGTGTTTTTGTGGTGGGTGTTTTGGGGGTGTTGTTGGTGGGGTGTGGTTTGTTTGGGGTCTGTTTTGGGTGCTTTTTTGGGTTTTCGGGGGTGGTTTTTGCCTGTTTTTGGGGTTGTTTTTTTGGTATAATGGTTTTGGGTGGTTTTTTGGGTATCTAGCCCCGTATGGAAAGTAGCCTTTTCCCTTGTCAGGGCGTTATGCACTGGGGTGCATTTTCTTCATTTTGGGGGTCTGTAATCAACCTGTAGGGGTTGTTTTTGGGTGGTTTGCGAGCGCTTTGTGGCGTGTGTCTTGTGGGGGTGTTATACTGTTGGTGTTTAGTTTTCTATTTTTGAAGGGAAGGTTTGCCTGTTATGGGTATTTCTGTTTCTGGTTTTAAGCGTGGGGATATTGTTATTCTTGCGGAGGGTGTTAATGGTGTTTATGGCAAGTATCATGTTTGCGCTAAGGGTGGGTCTATGGCTGTTTTGGTGAGGTGTGGTACTGATGGTAGGTTCCGTTATGTGTTGAAGCGTTGTTCTGGTGAGGGTGAGAGGCTTGTGGGTGCGGTTAGTCCTCATGTTTTGTGTGAGAGTGTGTTGTGGGGTGGTGTTCCTGGTTATGTGGGTGATGGTGATTTGTCGGTGCCGTATGGTAAGCCTGTTGATGTGGTTCGTGTTTTTCCGGCTGGGGCTAGGCGGGAGGCGGATAAGTTTTTTGAGGCTGTTGTAGCGGCGCGTGAGCTACTTGTTTGTGGTGATGGGTTTTATGCTTATGGTGAGCCTGTTGTTCCGTTGAATAGTCGTTTGTGTAATCCTCATGTTGTTCAGCGTGGGGATGTTGATGGTGTTGTTTCTGTTCTTGAGTCTGGTGCGGGTGAAGAGTTTGAGGGTTTTTTGCGGGGTTGTGGTAGGTTTCGGGATTTTGTTTCGTATTTTGCGGTGAGTGAGTGGGGTCGTTTTGATGCGTTTATGAGTAAGGTTGATAGTGAGTCTGCGCGTTCTGATTTTGAGTATGCGCATTTGGTGGATGGGAATACGGGCGTTACGCCGTTTGCTCTGTTTAGGGGCGATATTGTTCGTGTTAAGACTGGTGGGGATGTTCAGTATTTGCGGGTGGTTGGTGTGTCGCCTGATGGGTTTAAGGTGAAGAACCTCACGCTGGGTTGTGTTGAGACTCTGACGATTGAGTCTGCGTTGGATGGGTGTTATGATGATGTGCCGGATGATTGTTACCGTTATTCTATTGTGAAGATGCACGGTTCGTCGCGGGCGGTTTGCTACGACTTCATGATTCTTCCTACTCGCAACCCTAAGCTTGTGCGTGAATTTGATGCTTTGTATAGGTTGCAGGGTAAGCTGATTAGCGACTTCAATAAGGGCATCATGTCTTCGCGTTATGACCTGCAAGGAGTGGAGGTTGAGGGCTGGTCTGTGAAGAGTCCTGATGGTTTCACTGTTAAGGTGCGGAAGCCTGATTTGGGTAGCCTATTGGAAGAGATTAGCTCTCTAGCTTCTGATGCTGAACGTAGCGGCTCCATTATGCGCCTTGAGAACCTTAAATGCGACATTATTAACATGATTACCTCTAGGGTTGAGGAAGAAGAGCGCAAGATGCGCGAGCGCTTCACTAAACTACGTGAAGCTCTAGAAGCTGTAGCCGCCCTCAACGACTAGGGGGTTCCGGTATCCCCGACTAGGGTTACGCTACTCATGCATCGACAGGTGGTAGCCTAACCCTGTATGGGGTATAGTGCCCGTGGTAGAGGCTTAATTATTCCTCTACCACGGGCACTTTTTAGTATCTAATAGGGGTGTTTGGGGTGCGCTTACTTAGGGGCACATTTAGGGATACTCACCCCGTGTAGAAAGTAGCCTTTTCCCTTGTCAGGGCGTTATGCACTGGGGTGTAAATTCTTCATTTTGGGGGTCTGTAATCAACCTGTAGGGGTTGATTTTTAGGTTTCGGGGGGGGGTGTTTAAGCTATGGTGTTTGTGTGCACCTAGTATGGTGTGCGCTTATTAATTTTTTATTGGTTTGTGTCGCACATGGTGGTGTCTTCCTCCTAATATGGGGTGGGTGTTTCCTGTGTGTAGCATGTTTATTTAAGGAAGAGGCCTATTTTGGGTACTGTGAAAGAATTTGTTACTACTGCTCGTGTCGCTGTGAAGGCTGGTATGGCGGGTAAGCCTATGCCTGATGGTAAGTATGAGGTTTTGACGGGTGAGAAGCATACTGTTGTTGTTGATGGTGTGAAGTATCATCGTATTCGTGCTTTGCGTAGGTTTGAGCGTCCGTTTGGTTTGCCGCCGGTTGAGGTGGGTGACCTTGGTGGATTTGTTGCTGTGCATAGGGGCTATTTGGGTCATGAGGGGTCTTGTTGGGTTGCTGATGGGGCTTTTTCGGCTGGTCAGGTGACTGGTGATGCTCAGGTGACGGGTCGTGCTTTTGTTGGTGTGGGCTCTAAGGTTACGGGTAAGTCGCTTGTGTCTGATTATGCTCAGGTAATTGATGGTGCTTGGGTGCAGGATTCGTTGGTGTCGGATTTTGCGCAGGTGGTTGGTGTTGTGTTGAATCATTCTTTGGGTAGTGTGTCTAATACTATGGTGTTTGGGTATTCTCGGGTTGCTGGTCGTGCTCGTGTTTCGGGTGGTGTTAAGGTGTGTCGTTTTAGTCAGGTGTTTGGTTCGGCTGTGGTGTCTGGTCGTGTTCAGGTTCGTGATGGTGGTGTTGTTGGTGGTGCTGTTGTGGTGGTGAGTGAGTGTGAGGTTGTTGATTTGTCCGGTGGTGTTATTGATGAGCCGTTGAATCGTTGGGGTTGTCCTACGGTGGTTGTTAATCGTGTGGGTGATGAGCCTGTGCGTTCGGTGAAGCGTTTCAGTGAGCCGGAGCATGGTTGCCAGTTGCCGGTTGCCGGTGATGGTTGCCCGGTTACGACGTTTGTTGATGATGAGCGTGATGTTGCGGTGATGGTGCGTGAGCTTGCTGATGTTTTCGGTGTTGAGCCTCCTGCTGTTGATAAGGCGGGTTGTTCTTGCGAGTGAACGTGATGTGATGATTATTCGTGGTGAGTTTATTGATGAGCCTATGAATATGTGGGGCTATCCGAAGGGTATTGTTATCCGTGAGGGTGACGGTTTCATTAATACTTTGGAGGCGCTTGGTGATACTGACCGTGGGGCTGTGTTGCCTTACTATGGTGTGAACTATTGGCGTTGCGCCAAGACCCCACAAGAGATAGCAAAAATTTACGGTATTGAACTTGAGTTCCATGATACAGGTAACGGAACATGGGCTAGTTCTTTCGAGAAGGACATCGAAGAAGCGCCACGTAAGATACATGTCTCCCCAGTAACAGGTATCGAGTACTTTGAGTCAGCTTCCAAAGAAGAGACTGAAGAATACGATACTAAGATGAATAAGAAAGCTGAAAGTATGCGTGAAAGTCTCGAGGAGGAACGAGAGGCAAGGCGCAGTACAGAACAAAATGTGAAGCGGCTGTTTTGGCACGCCGAGCACCCATACGGGCTGGACTGACCATAAGTAGCGCATTGTCTGCCGGTTTGTGGTATAGTTAGTGGTGACTTCGGTGGCTATTCCTATTCTTGAGCAAGTATACCTATGGTTCTTGCTCCTGGGGTAAAACATTATTGAAGTCTTCACTTTTCCAGGGTGAACCCCCTAAACATTATTTCAGTTAGTGTTTAGGGGGTTTTCTTGTGCCAGCCCACACCCGCCGGTGGTTAGAGTGTTGATGTATGCAATACGTGGCTCTATAGGGGCTGTAAGGCATGTTCAGGGTTTCAGTGTGTAGCTTTAAGGGTGGGCTTTTTTGTGGTGGTTTGCTTTTTGCGGGGGGGGGTATACTTGTTCTTGTATTGATTTTTCTCTTGAAAGGATGCGTACCTGTTATGGGTATTTCTGTTGCTGATTTGAACCGTGGGGATATTGTTATTCTCTCTAATGGTGCTGATGGTGCCTATGGTAAGTATGTGGTTAATTTTGTCCTTGGTGATTCTGGGGCTGTTTTGTTTGAGGTTGGTGCTGACGGTTCGTTCCGTCATGTATTGAAGCCTTGCCAGGGGGCGGGTAGCCCGCTTGTTCTGCGTAAGAGCATGTTGTGGGGGTCGATTCCTAATTATCGGGTTGGTGACCCTCTGGTTCCGTGTGAGGTTCCTGTGTCTATTGTCGGGGCTTTCCCGGAGGATGCTGAAGAGTTGGCGGATAAGTATTTTGATGCTTTGGTGCGAGTGCGGGAGCTACTAGCGGCTACTGGCTCTGTCGCCCATGAGGGGCTTGCTGAACTGTCGGGTGATATTGAGCGTATTGTTTCTTCTGTTGAGTCTGATACTGTTGCTGGGCTTGAGGTTATTTTGCGGAATTGTGAGAAGCTTCTTGATTGTATCGGGTTTTTTGCGGTGAGTGAGTGGGAGCATCTTGAAGAGTTTGAGGGCAAGGTCGCTAATGAGGTGCCGGGTGCTGACACAGAGTATGGGCACCTTGAGGGTGAACTGATTGGTGTTTCGCCGGTGGGTCTTTTTGTGGGTGATATTGTACGTCTTGGTGCATGTGATGGTATCGAGTATTTGCAGGTGGTTGAGGTGTCGGCTGACCGGTTTAAGATGAAGAACCTTACCCGTGGTGGTTTTGATACTCTCACTGTTAAGGGTACGCCGTTTGAGAGGGAGAACGAAGAGGGCGTAGAGTGGTACGGTTATTCTATTGTGCTTGAGGGTCCTATCGTTGATGAGTATTGCCATAACTTTATGGTTCTTCCTACCCGTGACCCTGAGCTTGTGGGTGAGTTTGATGCCTTGTACAGCTTGCAGGGTAGCCTGATTAATAAGTTCGGTTGGGGTATCCGTGATTCGCTTGAAAGCTTTGAGGAAGCTGAGCAGGGCGAAGTAGTGGCGAGCGCAGGCGTTTCTCCCGCTGAGGCGCGCCGCACGTTCATGGTTGGGCTGTTGCGAGAGATTGAGTCTCTAGTCAATAAGGCTAGGTATAGTGGTTCCATGTGGCGGCTACAGCACCTTGAGCGTGAAGTGAGCGAACTGATTGTTTCCAGGTTTGAGGAAGAAGAGAAGACGGTTCGTAGTCGTATCGACAAGTTGCGTGAAGCGCTAGAGACTGTAGTCGAAATCAACAGCCAGAAATAGCCATAAGTGCTTAACACTAGGTGAGAGAAGCCGCCATACGCCTTATACCACCCCTCTAAGGGTTGGGTGGTGCCGGGGGGGGCTCTTCGTTTTGTGGGGGGGGCGCGCGCCCGCCGTGTCTACTGGTGGTGGTTCTGTTGCCGCCCGTGTGGTGCTAGTGGAAGCTTGTGTGGGCGCTTATGTGGTAGTATTGGGGTGGGTTACCTTGAGGGTTCCCAGCATCTTTTGTTTACTGGCTTATTGGAAGGATTGCCTGTTATGGATTTTGTGTGGTACTACGTTTTGCTTGTACTGTTTGGTGTGGTTATTTTTGTGGGTACGTTTTTGTTTGCCGAGTGGGATGCCCGTAGGTGTGCCCGTAGGGGTCGCCCAGGGGATGCTGTGAATGGTAAGCTTGGTATGATAACCGGGTTGGTGTTCATAGTTGGCGGGCTTGCAGGGGCGGCACATACTATTTTTAATTAGTGGCTAGAGTGAGCGCCCTTAGTGGCTTAGTGCTAGTGGAAGCTTGTGTGAGTGCCTGTAGTAGCTCTGATGGTACAGCTCAGCTTTGACCGTATAACATATTGGTTGCGGGCGGCTAGTTGCCCCTGCTGATTGGAAGGAATGTTTTTAGTATGACTATCTCGAACGAAGGTAAGGCAATGATTCGTGAGTTCGATAAGATTCACTGGGACGCAGGCAATTTGAATATTGCTGTCCGCCCGCCTTTGGGTAATGACGTACCGAGCCGCGTCTACGCTGACCATGCTGGTACTTGTTCTAGTGGTGGGTCTATGGCTCTTATGAGCCTGGATTGCAGGAACGCACTTGAAGCGGCTCTCACCCAGTGTGAAGGTAATGAGGTTGCTGAGCGGGTGCTTCTTGAGTTTGCGAGCGTCGTGGTGAAGGCGTTCCGCCATGAGATGTATGACGCGGCTAAAGTCTGGTACCCTGAGTATCTAACTGATTTCGGTAAGCAGGTCGTAGACGAGGTGACCGAACGTTACAAGTACGACAAGCGGGATTACAGTCCGAAGGGCGAGAACGTTTTCAAACTAGGACCCCCTAACCCGTATGCTGAGAACCCGCAAGACGAGTAGCGGCACAAGCCTATGCATCACTTACAGAAAGGACATGCTAACTATGAGTAAAGAAAATGGTCACGCTAGTGAGCTAGTCACCAACAATGAACCTGCCATTAAGCACACCCACTTCACACCGTCTTACGGTGCGCTTATTGTTGAGAAGCTACTCATGCCTCGACCGCCAAAAGAAGAGGGCGGGGAAGAGCGCCCACCGCTTCTAACATTGGGTCAGCTCTCGCTAGTTGTTTTAGCGCTGATTGTTTTTGGTATCATCATTTACGCTGTAGGCTCTCAGGGTGAGTCACCCATCAAGTCTATGGGTGATGCAATATCTAACAGCACAGCAGGAAGGGCACCATAATGTTGATTGGTTTTATAGATTTGTTTGCACCTTTCCGGTTCTTGATTGAATCCCCACCGTGGGTTTCATTCTTCGTGCCCGGTCTTGTATTGGTTGCGGCTTTGCTTGTTCTTCTTGTTCTTACCGTCGCTAATGTGGCGGTCGGACTTGTATTAGCTGTCTATGTCATGATTGCCTGGATTGGCGGGACTCTGGTAACCTTGAGTATGGTTTTTGACCATGCTGGGGTTCATGGCATTTTCTTCCAGGGCTTACTTGTGATACTGGGGCTCATGTCGAACACTGTTGTTGCCTCTGTGGTGTTCGGACTTATCTTTGGGGCTATTGCAAAGTGGGCGGAACGTTCTGAGTGTGAAGAGCTTGTAGAAGCTGTTGAGTCTGAGCAGGCTAAGACCTACCCCCCATATGAAGAGAGCCGTTAGCGGCTCATACGAGCGCCCCTAGAAGAAGGCAGACTCCTAGGGGCGCTTTTCTCTAGTGACTAATCCCCATAATGCAAAATAGCCCTAATAGTAACCACCACCTTACCACCCACCCGAAATATCTACCCTACTAGCATGTGCAACATGGTTTGCGTTCCGGTCATTCGTCATGCTACACTAGTAACACCCCGTCAGGTAACTGATGGGAACAATATATACATAACCTTACCTTACTGTTGCGAAAGCCCCTATGTCTTTATCTGCAAATGAAGACATAGGGGCTTCGTTCTGTGGTATAATCATGGTGTTCGCTATTCCTATTCCACTTGATACCTGGAGGTTCTTATGTTTTTCTTTATCGGCTCTATCGTCCTGAGCCTATACGCCTTGTATTCCAAGATGAGCACTGAGGATTATCTCATGTGGTTCGGTCTACTTGTATTTTTCTCATTCATCTTGGGCTAGGTACCCCATCTACCCCCTATTGGTTTTTTGATTTGAAAGAAGGTTATACGTCTCATGTCACCCCGCACCGTTGATTCTGTGGTGAAGGATTTTCTAAAAATTGAGTGGGATGCCACTCTAGTAAGCATGACCGCTTACCCGCCTGGTGATTATGTAGAGCAACCTGTACGGGATAACATGGCTAGGTCACGCAATAAGGCGGAGGCTCTTGCTAAGGTTGCTGAACAATCCGCTAAGCACCTTGAGGCGGTTGCCAATGGGTCGAGTGGTGACCTTGAGGATTTGCTGATTTTTGCGAGCGCGCAGGTTTCTGTACTTCGTGAGCAGATGGCTGATATTTCTGATTTGGGTTACTACTCTGAGCATGTTGCAAGTGAGGCGGGTCGTAAGGTGTTATCTGAGGTTACTGAGAGGTATGCGCCTTATAGGAAGAAGAATTGGGGTGAACGGCGTGAGAGTAAGGGGCTTATTTTCAAGCAAAACCCCCATGTGAGCTAATTCACATAGTTTTAACTTGCATAGGGGTTATAGGTGTGCCATAATAGAAATGTAGCAAGGGGATAACCCCTAAAGCTACTTCCACTATCTACCTACTGAAAGGGTTGTTAATCATGGCAGAGGCATACGAGGCAAAGGCAGAAGAGCTGTACAACTTTAGCGACAAGCTCTACCGCATGGGTAACGTTGCATGGGGTATTGAAAACCTTGCTAACCACTACGAGGTTGAAGGTGTAGCTGAACCTGCCGCCAAGGTTAAGGAGAAGCTTTTGGGCTTGTCTGACAAGTACCGCCACTTCCGCGTTTTCGCTAAGGATAACCAGGAGGCTATCCTCGCGGTAGACATTGATAAGGTGACCCGCGAAAGTGAAGCGGCTCTGAAGGAAGTAACCGAACTGTTCAAGACCCGATACGGTCTGTAAAAATGAGAACCCCACCAGCCCGCAAGGGAGGTGGGGTTCTTTGCGTCCCTGGGGCTGGGGGGGCATTAGCCTTGAGGTTACGGGGGTGGTCTACTTGGATAGGTGGGATTATTGGTGTGAAGGTTCTTGCAGATTATGAAAACTTCCAGGGTGTTTTCGATACCCCCAAGGTCAATTGGGAAGAGGGTTACATTACCATTAACAAGAAGTAACCCCTAGTGCCCCGTATCTAACCTAGCCGGGTTGGATACGGGGTTTTCTGTGCCCCTATTGGTTGATAACGCATCTCAAATATAATGTGACCTAATTCACATGATTTTAACTTGCGTACCCCTAAATGATGTGTCATAATAGTTATATAAGCAAGAGAGAAAAGCTCTCAAGCACAGTTCGCCATCTATCTACTGAAAGAGGTTCCACCATGAGCAACTACCGCATCTTTAACCTGGTCGAGGGCGCTACCCCCACCTTGGAAAGCATGGCAAAGGCACTGGTTGCCGCTGAGGAAAATGAGTGGTTCCGTGATGCTACCCTTTGCGTAGATGATGTGAAGGTGGAAAACGGCGCGCTTCTCTTCGAGATTGACGGCTCGCACTTCAAGGCTGTAATTTCCGGTCGAGAAATCCACCTGTACGCCCGCAATGACGAAAGCGAGCTGGGTACCGACGGTGCAACCCAGTTCATTAAGACCATGAACCGCATCGGTTGCACTAAGGCATACGTCTACTAGGCAACCCCAAAGCTACCCCCCCTATGGACTCTACCCACCATAGGGGGGGTAGCACTAACTATAGGAAGGTCTACCATGCCACACACCCTCAAAGCCGCCACAGAACTATTTGAAGCAATCGAAAAGGACGCGCGCGCCCTAGTATTTCCCGTGTCTGAAATGGATAAGAACGACTTCACGCGGGCACTCATACCTGTTAGCGCCGAGATGAGTGTTATTGCGGGCTTTGCACAGCGCTACGCGGAACGTTGCCGCTCCTATCTTGAGAGTGGCAACATTGCCGCCGGTAAAGAGTTTGCCTATGTGCAATTGAAGGAAATTAGTAATATGATTAGTAATGCATGTGAAAAGTACTTAGAGCCAGGAGTCCGCTACCTACCGTATGACGTAAAACAGCACCTTACGAAAATGTACCTGAACTATACTAGCTCAGTTGCCCCCTAGACCCCTGCCCCCGGTTGAAGCCAATAGGGGGGAGGGCTAGGCATCTACCCGCAATACATACCCCTAGAAAGAATCAACATGTCAGCTACCATCATTGAATTAGATGAAGAAATTAAGGCGCACCTAGCCCTTAGTGTCGCCCCCGATAAGCGTAAGGAAGTCATAGAGTATCTTTCCTTGGAACAGCCACCCGCCAGCCTAGACGGATACATCACGGTAGAAGAAGTAAGGAAGAGTGTCTACCCTATCGCCTTAGTGCAAGCATATGACTCGAATATGGAATGTGAGCTTACCCCGAGCCTTGAAGTTTACTTCAGGCGTGAAGATGGCACCCTCATCCGTGGAACCTTGGAGGTGGAAAATTGGCGGGTAATGTACCTATTGGCTGGCATTGGGGTTGCAGATGCCTATATTACTTCCTACCAAGTGCAGGGCGGTGAATCTGAAGAGTCAGCGCAAATGATTATTAGGAAGATTGAGGTTGCCGTCTACTAGGGAGTCTTACCTAGACTGCGAACCGCTCGATAGAACGATAGAGCCCTAGAGACGCTGAAACCTGTAGGTAGAAGATAGTAGAACACCCCCTAACCCCTATGTGACCTAATTCACGTGATTCTGGCTTGCATAGGGGCTAGGAGTGTGTCATAATAGAAGTACAGCAAGGGGGAAAGCCCCTAGCAATGAATCCACTATCTACCTACCGAAAGGTTACCGACCATGAGCACCTACGCAATTCAGAACATCTTCACCGACGGCTCCGCTAAGGATTACATGGTGGACGCACTCGAAGCCGTAAACTACCAGGCACGCGAAAACTTTAACTACATCTTCGAGCGTATTATGAAGGGTCTGGACATTACCCCCGACACCGTTCTTTACGCAAAGGAAGAGAGCCGCGAGGGTGATGTGGTATCTTTGGCTCTCTTCACTGATGCAGAGTGCACCAAGTACACCGAGCTCGATGTGGATATCGAAGAGCCTAACAAGATTGAAGGCGTACAGGCTGTAACCCTGGGTGTAAACGAAGCCCCCTATGTAATCATCAAGTAACCACCCCATAGGGGAAACCCTATGGCAAACACCCCACCCTAGCGTAAGACATGCAGGGCGGGGTGTTACTGTACCCCTATAGACCGGGGCACCTATATAATTAGGCGTGTTTGGCTTTGAGAGTTGCACGCCCCCGGTCAAGCCTGACATAATGGCTTACATAAGCGCTAGAAAACCCATCTAGCCACACAACCCACCATTTCCCACCTGGAAGGAAATAACACTATGACCAAGAAGAGCGACAAGGAAGAGCCTACCTGGGTAGAAGTTACGCCCGAAACTGTCACCTCACCCACAGACCTATTGCGAGTGGCTAACCTTGTGTATAACACCATGAGGGCATATGAACCCACTAAAGACCCGCGATTGAAGGCTATCGAGGAAGCCCTAGACTGGGGAACATACCCCGACTACCGTAAGGCACCATATGATGCCCTGGAGTTGCTGAAGGCGCTACCTAGCCGTGAGATTCTTGAAGCACGCATCAACTACTGTAAGCATGAGATGCAGGCTGGGCGTGTAGACCACCTATCGGGCAATATCCCGGCGTTCTTTAGCGGTACTTTGCTTACGGTTGGTGAGGTTTCCCGAAATACTGGAATCCCGGAAGATGAGCTACTACGTCAAGCGGACTCGTGCTATTCGCGGTTCATTACAGACCCGGCGGATGAAGATTTTGACAGCGACGAACCGCCGCGTTTCTACTCAGAACAATTCAACCCAGACGGAACGCTCAATGAACGCAAGGGTAAATACATTCAGGAAGCCGTAGAATATTACTCAGAAGAAGAAAGTTTCTACGGTGATGTGTTCATACCCCAAATGATTCTGGGATATGTTAGCCCCGTATCCTACGCCGCCCTAAGTAATGAGCACCTGGAAGCATGTAAAGAAACGCTTCGCGTGTATCAGGTGTTACTGGGTGCCTTTGAGGGTGATTATGATGACGACCTGTTCTTTTAGGTGCTAAACACATATATTCCCTTGTGATTCACTCTCAATATGGGTAACCCCCTACAACTAACCCCTTTGTGACCTATTTCACGTGATTTAGATTTGCAAAGGGGCTAGGGGTGTGTCATAATAGTTACATAAGGCGATAGAGAAAATCTCTAACGCACAGTCCATTACTTGTCTACCGAAAGGCTGGATACTATGTCTACCGTCATCGCCTACTCTGAGTTCCTTCTCACCTTCGACATTCCCGAAGAGCTTAGCGCAAAGGTGAAGGTATCCGATTCGACCCCCGAGGTTGTTTCCTTCGTTTTGTCTGGCGGTCGTGGTTCCGGTCATACTGTGCTTACTGTAAAGCTCGACGGTGAAGAGTATGAGCTAAATACCCGCCTGTACCCCGAGGAGTATGATGCTCTTGACTCTATCACTAATGATGGTACCAACTGTGACATTAACAAGATTGTAGGCATTGAATGGGGTTCCTACTGTGCTTACGTTGAGCTTGGGGAGATTACCCTCGCGGTCGGTAAGGCACGCTAAGCCCCTAGAAGCCCTAGTTACTAAACCTAGTAACTAGGGCTTACTCTATACCCTAAAACCTATGTGTCCTATTTCACGTAATTCTGGCTTGCATAGGGGTTAGGGGGTGTGGCATAATAGTTATATAAGGCGCTAGGGAAACCGCCCTAGAGCCAATCTACTACCTACTGAAAGGGTTGGGCACCATGTCTGTTACCGTTACCTATTCCGAGCTCATTCTCGCTTTCGACATTCCCGAAGAGCTTTCCGCAAAGATGCAGGAACTCGACCGCGACCCCGTAATCGTTGCCCTCACCTCGCCCGACAGTCTTAATTCTGAATATGCCGTGCTCACCGCACAGCTTGACGGCGAAGAGTATAAGATGAGCACTAGCCTGCTTGCTGACGAGCGTGATGCTCTTGAGGTAATCTGTGAAGATGGTATCAACATGGACACTAGCAAGGTTAAGAAAGCCGACTGGGGTTACCAGTTCGTTTACGTAGAGTTTAAGGATATTGAATACATGTCGTAAGGCACCGTAAGCCCGTAAGCCCTAGCTACTATATGCGCGGTAGCTAGGGCTTACTTTGTATCTCACACCCGCAAGTATAATTAACCGTTAATTCAATCTGTATAGGTTTGTAGTTTCCTGTCGCCTTTTGTTGCAAAATTTGGCGGCGTATGGCATACTGTCAGTACAGGCCGAGATTGCGCTAAAGCACTTGCTCCCAGAGCCCCGTGAAGCGGCTAAATCCATCCACCGTCCCGGTTGCGAGTTTCCGTAACCACCCCATTGTTTTTTGACGAGATGCAGATTTAACCCGTCTTCATAGGGTGCAAAAACTGAAAGCAAGAGCTACCTTAGTTATCTTGGTTTGACTATATGTAACCCTAAGCGCTCGCGCGAGGGGCTAGAGGTGCCGTAGGGTGCCTATAACAGGGCTTACCTGTTGTGAATTAAATGTGTAACAAATGGTTGTTTATGCGACAATTCGATACACCATTTAAACCTATGAACTGGATACTAACCACAGTCTTCTCGCTGAGGAGGTTGATGCTCTTGAGACGGTAGGCTTTAGTACCAAGGCGATTGAAGAGATTATCTGGAGCGGGAATGATGCAATCGCACACTTCGCGGATATTAGCTACACCCCGTAAGACGCTCTAGAGCCTATGAGTCCTAGTTACTACATCTAGTGGCTAGGACTCGCTCTACACCCTCAATATCCAATGTGACTAGCTTCACATGATTCTGGCTTGCAGTTTATATTAGAGTGTGACATAATAGTTATATAAGTAAGAGAGAAAATCTCTAGCACTACTTCTACTACTCACCTACTGAAAGGTTGAACGCCATGACTTCCCCCGCTTACATTTACGAAATGCCCCTCGGGGTAACCCTTGAGCAGGTTGCTAAGCTCATTGAAGAAGAATTTGGGGATGATTGTCACGAAATGATTATCAACCCCGGCGACGGTGACATCTTCTTCGAGGTTGATGGTGGTGAGAAGTTTGAGGTAAGCATCACTAAGAAGCTTGAAGATTATAATGAGTTTACTTTCTCAGGATTTGATGAGCCTTGCTGTGATGACCCTGAGTGTCTTGAGGAATGTGGAGAAGAAGACCTCTACGGTAACACTATCGGATACCAGGGGCTTGCTATCCGCCGAATCCTGAACAGCCTCGATAGGCGCGATAACAGCACCTAC